ATCATCAGCTGGGCTAATGTGTGAAACATGGGTTCGTACTTCCCCTGATGAACCAAAAAAAACAATGTGGCTTCCTGTGATGGACAACAACAACACAGCGATGAAACTTGAGCCTTATACCTATGTAACTTCATGGGGTAAAAAACTGAATGTTCAAGCCGCAACTATGTTCGAAATTAATTCAACTTTGATGAGGTGTTTAACTAAAAATCTTGCAATGTTTGGCTTAGGTTTATACATCTATGCTGGAGAAGATTTGCCTGAAACTGAAAAACAATCCGCAGAGGTAGACTCTAGAAAAGAAATTAAGGCAGGCACAGAGCTATTTAAGAAGGCTGTACAAGGCATTAAAAGTGGTAAGGGTAGCATAGATGGTTTATTAAAAACACACAGGCTCTCTAAGGAGGATTTAAAAACCTTAACAAAAGAAGTAAATGGATAAGCCAAAACTAATTAAACAACTCCAGGATGATAATAATTATTATGGAGAGCTGGGACAAAATTATTTGTCAAATTCAGACATACTGGAACTGATGAAAAATCCACAAAAGTTTAAAATTCAGAGAGAGCTAGGAGAAAAAGAAATGCCTAGCCCTGAAATGCTTTTTGGAAGGTATTTTCATCAAGAAATTTTAGAGCCTGAAAAGACATCAGAATGGGAAACTATTGATGTTAAAAGTAGAAACACAAAAGCCTATCAAACAAAAAAAGCTGAAGCTAACTGTGAGTTCCTCCTTGATGTGGAGGTAGAGCAGGCAAAAAGAATGGCAGACAGGCTTATGAATGTTCAAGAGGTTTTTGATTTAATAGACATAACTCAATCAGATAAAGAGGTTCCTGAGGTAGGTATGGTTCTGGATGGTAGCAGATACCTCTGGAAGGGAAAAGCAGATATATTTAATAGAAAAACAAATCTTGTTGTTGATTTAAAAACTACAGCAAGCATGAAAAACTTTAAAAACAGCTTTTGGTCCTACAACTACCATAGTCAAGCCTACATTTATTCTCAGCTATTTGATGCTAATTATCAGCTTATAGTTATTGATAAAAACACTTTTCAGATAGCAATGCCTGAAATATCAGAATATGCTATTGAAAAAGGTCAAGAGCTTGTTCAACAAGCAGAAGAACAATACTACAAATATGTGGACCCTAAAGGAGCAGGGGAAGATGCTTCACAACACGTAATTAAATTTTTAATATAATGCAACAACAAGAAGAAAAGAAAAAAGACCCAATGAGACCTGACGGAATGATATTTTTTCCGTCTAGACCAACACAGCCCGACTGGGCAAAAGGAAAAGTGGTAGTTAACAAGTATTTTATAGACTGGCTACAGCAAGCTTTAGATGACCCTACAAGACACAGTTTGTATAAAGGGGAACCACAAGTAAGGCTTGATGTTAACATTAGCAATCTAAATGGTACTCCTGATAAGCCTGAAGGTTATATGAAGGTGGATACGTTTGGATGTGAGCCAGCAGGGACTACTGCAAAAAGCACTTCATCGGATGACGATGATTTATTTGGTTAGTAATTAGTTGTTAGGGGGAGGTAACCCCTCCCCTTTTTTTTGAACTTTAATTTTATTTTAATGAAACAATACAGAACAGGTATGGAAGAAACTTCCCTTGGACTATATCCAACTTTATCAGATATAGATTCAATCTACAGAAGGTACACTGACATAGATTATTTAGCAAACAACAGAAAAAGAAGTACAGTTGATGTTAGAGCATTCTTTGTAAAGTTATGCCTTGATTATGCAGAAGAAAGCTTTGAAAAAATAGCTCAGTATATGGGCAGAGACCATAGTACAATATGTCATTACAAGAAAAACTTTGAAGTCTTTGTTCTGAACAATAAAAAAGCCTACAGATGTTATCTCAGGGCTGAACAAGAAATTCTTGACATGTTTCCGTTTCTTTTATCAAAACTAAAAGACAGAGAGACTCCAGTCGAGGAAGGTGTTACGTTGAATCAGATACAAAAAAAGTATATAAGAAAATTTCATCAAGCTAAAGTGAAAATAAAATTCTATCGTGACTACACAAAAAAACTAGAAGAGAAACTTAAGAAGTTTGATGTAAATGAAATCTAATTTTATATCTCTCAACAGAAAGATTAAAGACTGGAAGTGGTATAAAAGACCAAACACTTTCCGTTTGTTTATTCATATCCTACTCAAAGCTAATTTTAAAGACAAAGAGTGGGAAGGAATAAAAATAAAACGTGGCACTTTCGTCACAAGTGCAGATAAATTAGCGCTTGAGCTGGGGTTGAGTAGACAGAAAATACGAACAGCACTTAGGCACCTGACTGAAACAAAAGAGATTAAGATTTCAACCAACCCTATGCACACGTTAATCACTGTAAATAAGTACGATGAGTACCAAATCAAGGAAGGAGATAACCAACCTCTAACCAACCAACAACCAGCCGTTAACCAGCCGTTAACCACTACTAATAATGTTAATAATGTAAATAATGTAAATAATGTTGCAGAAGACGTCAGCATTATTATTAAAAAGGTTTCTAAGGATACCCTTTACATAGAGCATTTGTGTATGAAAAACAATAAAAAACCATACATAGTAAAAAGAAGGATGGAAACTTTTAGAGATTTCCTGCACGGCAAAGGACAATATCAGATAACTTTGCAAAGTTTTAAAAAGACGTTTGCAGGTTTTCTCAGGAAGAGCGAGCAAAATAGACACGACAACATAACAATGTAAGTATGGATAAAATAGATTGGGAACAAATTAGCCAGTTAATCAGCGGTAAATCAGGACAAGTAAAAGTTAAATGTCCCTCCTGTATAGATAGGCGAACAAACAAATCAGACAGAAGTCTGAGCGTCAATGTAGCTAAAGGTGTTGCTAAATGCCATTATTGTGAAGCTATATCAATAAAAGAAGACGAAAAAATTGAGTTTACTTTACCTCCACAGCAGTGGGAAAATCACACCAAGTTTAGCGACCAGTTTGTTAAGTTTGCAGAGGCAAGAAGAATATCCCAGCAGACGCTTATTGATTTAAAAATTACTCAAGAAAAATATTACATTCCACAAAAAAATAAAGAGATGAATTGTTTTGTCTTTAATTATTTTGAGGGAGATAAAATTGTAAATAAAAAATTTAGAGATTCATCTAAAAACTTTACTCAATCAAAAGATGGAAAGCCAATCTTTTATAATATAAATAATATTATAGGAAAGGATGAGGTTTATATCATGGAAGGGGAGTTTGATGTATTAGCAATGTGGGAGGTAGGAATAAAAAATGCTATCTCTGTTCCTAATGGGGCTAACGATAATGATAACTACTGGAAGCATTCAGAAAAATACCTCTCAGATGTAAAGAAATTTTATATTTGCACCGACAATGACGACAAGGGAGAAGCTCTTGCCGATAGAATAGCACACAGACTAGGAAGATACAGATGCGAAAGAATTTTATTTCAAAACAAAGATGCCAACGGAGACCTGATAGACGGGGGAAAAATTGGTCTACAAAATTCACTATCATCAAGCCAAAAATATCCAGCAAGCGGAACGTTCACCGCTGAAGATATTTCTGATGACATTTATACTTTACACAAACACGGAAAACCAAGGACCATATATCCTAAATGCTATAGTTTTGGCGGACTGAAGGATGCGTTCACAACAATGAGGGGTCACTTAACTGTTGTTACTGGAATACCCTCACATGGTAAATCTAATTTTGTAGAGTGGTATGTTCTTAATTTGGTTAAGGATTATAACATGAAAGCTTCATTTTATTCTCCTGAACACCATCCAATGGCATTGCATCAATCAACCTTTATAGAAAAAGTGTTTGCTAAAAACTTTTTTATGACAAACCCTGATAGAGAAAAAGTATCAGAACAAGATATTGAATCATATATTAAATGGTCAAAAGAAAAGGTTTATATAACATATCCTGAAAACGAAAGACCTACATGGGCATGGTTGCTTGAAAGATTCAAAGAACAAGTTTACTCTTATGGTGTAGATGTTTTTGTTATTGATGCTTTTAACAAGGTGGAAATGAGTGGTAAAAATAATGAGCTGTCTCAGATTAGAACTACACTTACTAAGCTTACAAATTTTGCACAGCAATACGATGTTATGATATTTCTTGTAGCTCATCCAACTAAAATGCAAAAGGATGATTTAGGGTATTACAAACAACCTGACCTTTATAGCGTAAGTGGAAGTGCTGACTTTAAAAATATCTGTCATGATGGAATGCTTGTTTATAGATATTTTAGAGATTATAATGACTACAGAAAAGATGACGTTGTTGTAAAATCTTTAAAACAGAAAATGAAGTTTCAGGGAGAAACCCTGGAGGAACAAGTCTTTAGGTATGATTTGCCTAGTGGTAGATATAATGCTGTTAATGTAGAACCAAACACTAATAGCATGATAAGTGACAAGTATTACATTGAGCCTAAAATGAAACCTGACAATCCATGGGCAGGAATAGATAGAGAAAAAATACATCAAAACGATGATGACTTGTTTTAATGTATAAAAAACCAAAAAAAATAAAACCTTGTGATGTGAGGGTAACGCCCGAACATTATGAAAAAATGCTTTGGTGTCACAGGCTTGGTATCAAGACATATCCAGTTTGGAAAAAGAAAAAACTCTATGTAGAAATAGAAAATCCACTAGCAAAAAATCGCATAACAGTGTCTCCAAAAGACTATACACAATGCGAAATGCAACAAGAAATGTGGGATTTGTACATAAAACTATACGATAAATACAAAAAAAGTGTTTAACTTAGTTTAGATTTGTAAAAAAATTTAATCAAATCCATGAAATACGAATTAAACAAAAGAGAGAGGAATGCCTTAGAATTAGAATCTGAAAAGGTTCAGTTGGAGGAATTAGTTTCTAAAGTTTTGTCGAGAGTTTCGTGGAGTGATAGAGCCAAAATTGATAAACTATTATTTTACGACCATACATTACACGGGCATCTTGATTGCACGAATTTAAAAAAAGACAAAAAAGCTGTAATCAGCAAGTCTAGAATTATCTACAGAGGAATCAAGAAAATTGACACTAATTTAGGAAACGTATTTCTTCGACATCAAGATGATGTTTAAGAATGTTTACACCTAGAGAGAAATTTATAATAAAAGTATGTGAGGAGCTACACGATGATGTGGCAGATACATGCGACTCTCTACTTGACATAGACAAACAGCAGGCAAAATCTTCAGTAAGAAGATTAGTTGGCGCCGTTGACATCCTCCAAAACTTAATAAAGGAAGACGATGAAACGGAAATCTGAAAATCAAATATTTCTTGATAAATGCCTAGAGCTTTGGGATAAAGGCGTTACAAACAATAAGACAAGAATTGCCGAAGTAGCCATAGAAGCTTTAGAGATGGATATGACTATAGAGAAAGGTAGGAGAATGTTTTCTCAGTATCTACACAGGCATGCCATCAAACAAGAAAACCCTGCTTTAGTACAAGAAACAGAAAAGGTAGGTATAGACCCATCAACAGTAAGACAAGCGTGGTATAAAGGTAAACACTGGTCAATACAATTCAGACCAAGTTCAGAAGGACCATCTTTTGAACAAATGCTTAGAGACCACGTAGATGCAATAAAAAAATATCCTATTAAATATAAAATCAACCGTAAACCTATACGTGTTAAAGACGATAAATATCTTCTTGTTGTTGACCCTGCTGATATTCACATCGGAAAACTTGCACGTGCTTATGAGACTGGCGAGGAATACAATAGCGATATTGCTATCAAAAGAGTCCATGAAGGAGTAGCTGGTATATTAAAAAAAGCAGAAGGATTTAAAATAGAAAAGATATTGTTTATAGCTGGAAACGATGTTCTTCACATTGACACACCAAAAAGATTAACTACATCTGGAACGCCACAAGATACTGATGGCATGTGGTATGAAAATTTTCTTAAAGCAAGGGACATGTATGTAACTGTAATTGACAGGCTTTTACAAACAGCTGATGTACATTTTATGTTTAACCCCAGCAATCATGATTATACAAATGGTTTCTTTTTGGCTCAAGTTATCCTTGCTTGTTTTTCTGAATGCAAAAACATAACATTTGATGTTAGCATAGCTCACAGAAAATATTTTAAATATCACAACAATTTGATAGGTACAACGCATGGAGATGGAGCAAAGTCACAGGACCTACCATTGCTAATGGCTCAAGAAGCTAAAAAACTATGGTCTGAAACAATACACAGATATTACTACACACACCATGTCCATCATAAAATATCAAAAGATTTTCCTGGAGTTACCGTAGAAAGCTTAAGGTCTCCTAGTGGTTCAGACTCTTGGCACCATAGAAATGGCTATCAACATGCTGTCAGAGCTATAGAAGGCTTTCTTCATCACACACAGCACGGACAAATAGCAAGATTAACACATATTTTTGCCTAGAAAACATTTTTATTCTTATCTTAGTCAATATATTTACACTATGATTAAGTTTCCTGAGAGAATCAAACAAGTTTTAAACTTTAAAGGCATTGGTAACAGTAAGATACACCCTACTGATATAGATGCTATACTAGAGTTTGATGAAAAATACCTTATAATATTCGAAGTAAAAAAAGAAGGGATGAAAGTTCCGATAGGACAAAAACTTTTATTCGAAAGACTAGCAGACTGTTGGGAAAAAACAAATGGACCCGCATGGGTTGTTTACTGTTTTCACAATACAGAAACAACAGATATTATAGACATGGAAAACTGTTACGTAAAGTATGTTTATAGAGATGCTGTAATACACAAACACGAAGCTCCTGTTCGTGACTTTTTAATGACACTTGCCAATACATACGAAATTACCAAGCTAAAAGAGAGCCTATAGTCTTCGTATATTTGTATATGCGAAGAATACTTTTTAATAGGAACCCTGACATTTACGAAGCACAAGTATTATCAGAGTACGTGGATGAGATGCGTAAAAAAAAGGTTCCTATGGATAAGCTTTACTTCTTTATAGATTTAGACTCAAATCAAGGTATAGAAATTACAACCTTTCCAACAGCTTCCGTAGAATTTTTAAGCGAAGAATTACAGTGTTCTCATTTAGAAGCCTTATATTGTTTTGCTAATCACCCAGGATTTTTAAAAGACTTAAAAGAAATACTTTATTGGAATGATTTAAATGGAATAAATAAATACAATGTCACAACAATGCATTTTAATAAACACGAAGAACAGATTTTAAATGAAACTGTTGTTTATTCTAAGTCTATTGAGGAAGCAGAGCAAGAATTAGTGTCTCAGGGTTTTGTTGTGACTGAGATAATAAATGTAGATGAATAGAAGAAGAAGAGCAAAAAAACAAATTACCCGCTCAAAAAAAGTAAAAGAAGATAATATACAGTTTGCAAGTAAGTTAGAATTACACATGTACAGGATTCTTAAAAAGATAAAAGTACCATTCACTTACGAAGGTCAAACGTATGTCATTGTAGATGGCTTTCATTCTAGTAACGATTCGTTTGAAAAAACAAAAGCAAAAAAACAACTACACAACAGAGGTCAGAAAAAAATACTGCCAATAAAATACACTCCTGATTTTGTCGATAAAGAATATCCTCCACGGTTTATTATAGAATGTAAAGGTAATCCTAACGAAGCATTTCCCATAAGATGGAAGTTGTTTAAAAAGTTTTTGAATGATAGTGATATTACCGCCAAGTTGTTTATGCCACGAAATCAAAAAGATTGTGAAAGGGTGGGTGAATTATTGAAAGAAATTTTGTAGCTTTGTACTGATTAACTTGTTAAAGGTTCTCAACCTTTATTTTTAGTGTAAATAAGAAGCGTCTGTTGTAACACCCAGGCGCTTTTTTTATTTACTATAATAAAGTATTCTGTACTGTAGCATCTCTAAAACACCTTTTGATATATTCTTACCAGTTATAGAAGAGTGTAGATTATTAAGTTTGTTTATAGAGTTGTTGTCGTGGTTGCCATCTAAATACTTAAATAGAAGTAAAGACTTCATTTCAGTGTCAGTCTCATACAGCATATCAACAACAGATTTACTATCTAAAGCAGTCCCTTGATAATTAGGGTTGTTATGTAAAGCCTTGTAGCCTTGATATATGTCTTTATATCTCATAAAAGACTTAACCTCCGCTTTTCTCACATCTTCCTGATTGTATTTTAAGTCTTTACTTACTGGGCTTTGCAGTGTTCTTTTGTAAATATCTACGCTAGATTTTTTAATTAATGCTAAAATATCTTCATCTGAAGCATTTTCCCTCATCATTCTATATAGGTCTTTTCTTACCCTAGAATCATAATTTTTTTCATTGACGAAGAAATTATACATATCTAAATTTTTAGCCATGTTAGCAGCTAAATCAGGTCTATCTTTTAACATTTCTATTTCTCTATCGTATTGTGTTTTAGATATACCTTGTAGTTCTAGCATTTCTCCTTTCATCAATGCGTTTACGTTTTTACTATTAAAACCTCCACCTGAGAGTGCATTTACTATTTCTCCTTCTTCCATGCCTTGTTTTCTTGCTGCGTCTATTTGATATAATAGGTTTTCCGAAAACTCTAACATGTCTTCTCTGTAGTCTGTAACAATACCCTCTACTTCTCCAAGTGATTTAGATTGTTGACCTTTTACATTTTTTATTTTCTGTTTTACAGCATCAGAAGATTGTATACTGTTTTTTCTTGCGTAATTTTTTAACTGTAAATCCCAGCTAGTAGTTTGAACTCTGAATCCAAGAAGCGCTAAAAGCTCATCTTCTACAGTATATCTTCTACCAGTATAAGGGTTTATTTCATCTAATCCAAACCAACCCTGTGAACGAGCTATGTTTGCAGCATTTCTAATAGCTCCAGGAGAAATGTTGTTTACACCCCACTTTACTCTCTCGTATATGTCATCACTTAAAACATTTCCTGTTGTAGGGTCAACACCTGTTACTATTGCTATACCAGTGTTTGCTGTTAAGTCTAAAGAAAGATATGGCTCTAGCTGTTCCCAAGCCGCTAGTTTTATTTTATCAGGAAGGTTTCTACCATTCCTGTCTTTCATTAATATATCTAATCCCTTTTTTATCTGAGCGCTTGGCGCTATAGTGTTTATGTCAAAGTATTGTAACTCTCCTGACTCAGGGTCTTTTCCTGTATAAACAAAAGAAGCATCTCTATAATACTCAGGCATCATATCTTTTAATGCATTGTCCTCATCGTCAGTAATGTCAAACATCGCTCTTGAGCCCATAGAAATACCATAAGGAATTGCTATTGCCATGCTATAATTTAAAGCGTGCTTTAGCGCCATTTTATTTCTACCTTCCTTGAAGTCTTCTGCAATAAATTTTAAATTATTAAAGTGTGCTTGTGTTATAAGATATGGGAAAGAAACAAAAGTACCCGTTAGAGGAAACCTTCTTAGCTGTCTAATTGTTCTAGGTAATTGCGAATATGTTGGTTGTCCGTTTCTTACTCTGTCTGCGGCTTTTTGAGTTGCTTCCTCTACAGACATTCCCGTCTCAACGAAAGCATCTCTTTTTTGATAAAAAGCAAATGTTTTGTAATAGTCATCACCGAACTGATAAACTTTTGTAACAAGGTTGTTAAATTTATCTACATTTTTTCCTAAAGTTCCTGACTTTCTTCTTAATCCTTCTAACGCATATATGTCGTTAATTATCTCCATAATCTCTTGGGCACGACCACCATCTTTCATAACACCCAACTCAATAAGCTTTTGGACCTCAGCTTTTATTTCTTTTGGAGATTTTTTTGTATCCCAAGCTAATCTCATAGATTTAGATGCGTTTTGCCAATTACCTGGGTTTAAAATATTTTCTCCATTTAACATTGTAATCAGCGCTCCAGATATAAAGTTTCTGGCAGTAGTCATAGGAGACAATATAGTTTTACCATATTTAACACTTCCTTGTGCCGTTACAATGTATCTTAAAAAGTCATTTTGTATTGGTGCTAATCTTTGTATGTCTTGATATGCTTCATATACATCGTCTGGAACGTATAATTTACTTAATATATTAAAAGACTGTTGCCCAGACTCTAATCGTTTTTTTCCTGGACCTCCCTCTGTAGTGGCTAGACCCATTCGCAAGAGACTATTTGAAAGATTCTGCTGATATTCTACAGCAGCTATATAAGAAGAAACTTTTTCTAACGTGTTTACATAATTATATAAAGGGTCTTTTATTTCTCCTAAGTAATTTTTAAATGCTTCAGATAAATTTTTATTTCTTTTCTTTAGAAAAGGTGATGATATTTTTCCGTCAGCTAAAGAGGCAATGTAAGTTGACCTATCAGGAGCATCAAACGCTTGAGCTATATAGTCATCAACAAGCTTTTTTGCTTCTACAATACTTATGCCTTGGTCCATTGCAGTTTCTGCCACTAACAAATCATAAGATTCATTGATTGAAGAACGTGCTAACGCAGGGTCACCAATCATTTCTTGCAAATAATTTAAATCTTTAAATGCAGAATAGGTTCTATGAATGTATGTTCCTTTGTTGTCTTGTAATGTTTTAATTAATTCTTGCGTTCTTTCATCATTTTTGCCATGCTTTTCAAGCATCGCTACAAGCTCATCAGTTTTTTTATCTATCTCCAGTCGCATTGACTCAATGACGTTTTGTTGCTCAGGCGTAAAAATACCATCAACAACATTTCCAGCTAGCGCTTCATTTACGTAAGCTCCAAACTGTCGCTCTTGTTTCTTGGTCATTGACTTTGTAGCAGCATCGTACATGTCGAGAAACACGACTTGTTGGTCTGATAAGTAATTTTGGATTGCAGTTCCTTTTCTTCTGTAAGCTCTTATAGCATCTCCTATATTTTTAGGTAAACCTGCGTCTCGGAGAAAAGTTCTCCTAAAGGCTCTGCGTATTGTTCTTGCAATTTTTTTAACTCTGTCTACAGGTTGTAGTCTTTCAGAGTTTTCAGGAAGAGGTTTTACAACTATAGGTTCTTGCGACTCTTCCTCCACCGTTTTAGGTGCTTTCTTTTTTTCGTCTAAGTATTTTTTGTTCCTTTTTTCGGCTTGTTCAGCGATGTAACGAACGCTTTCCCCATTCTTTCCAAACTTAGAGGAATTTTCTTTAATGTTTCGTAAGTTTCCAGCCCTGTCTTCTGCGCCGATATATTTCGAACGGATTCTCTCAAGTCTTTGCTCATGATTTATATTGTTTTCATTTAGTACCTGTACAAATATACCAATTTTTTCGTTAAGTTCTACATTATTTCCATCTGCGAAGTCAATAATTCCTATCTCGCCAGTATCTGTATTCATAGAATACTCAATTCCTAGCTCATCTAAGGCAGTTCTTACGCCTTCTAAGTTATTATTATCTTCAATAATAAAGTTAAATTTTGAGGCATCACCCTCACCTTCACCTACAATCATACCAGCGATTGTACTTTCTTGTGTTTCAGGAGTGATAGCGCCCAACACAGAAGCATATTCTATCGCCTGTTCGTATGTAGCACCTTCTAAGTAAACCTCAGAAGACAACTCTTGCAGATAAGTACCGTCATCTAAAAAATAACCGCCAATGCCATCGTTCATGCCACTGACTGTCAAGCCCATAGTTTCAGCAAGTTTTTTAGCTTTTGTTTTATACTGCTTGTATTCTTTACTTTTTCTTTTCTTTTGTGCGTCCTCTACACTTGATACATTTCTGTCGTAATATGGTGCAGACAAAATACCAATAGCTTCACGTTTAGTTTTGTAGATTTCTAATACCTCATCTATTTCTTTGTTAACATCAGCTAATCTTTTTTGTGCAGTGGTAGATTTCTTCTTCTCTAAAGTTCTTTTTTCTTTTTCTAAATCAGTTAATCTTCTTGTTTGCTCATCATCTATGTCTCCATAAATCTCTTTTATTTCTTTTCCAAACTGAATATCTTTAAGCCTATCATCAACCTGACGCCAAGTTTCATCGTCATTGTTTACAGTGAAATTTGCTTGCTCTAATTGTTCGTCAGACATTGCGCCTAAACGTCTTATAAAGTCCGCTTTAGTAGTTTTACCTCCATTAATTTTATATGATGGAGCACTTCCTGCATCAATAACAGTACCACCTACTGTTGTTGCAATGCTAGACATAGGGTCAAGGAGACCTTCTAAAGCTATTTCAGCTGTGTTAAATTCTTGTCCTGATGTTCCTTGCGCTGCAAATTCACCAAGAGAGCCACCAGCCATATCTAAAGGGGTGACTTTAGCAAACGATTCTAAGCCTGCTCTTAATCCTTTTCTTCCTGCTCTAAATACGTTTGATGCTACTCTAATTCCTAGTCCAGCAGTGAATGCATTGACAGCGGCAATAGATACACCTCTAGCTAAAGCTCTATTCTGTACTTCTTGTAGTTTTTCAGGGTCCTGTAAAAGGTTAGCAACATCTTCTCTTGTAAAACCATCACCTAATTCCTCTAAAAAAAACTCTCCAAAAGATAATGCCATATCAGTTTGAGCTCCCATTGCTGTCATTGCAGCAGGAATACCTCTCATAAAACCACCTAAAGCACCTAATGGTCCTCCAGCAGCAGCTCCTAATGCGGTATTTGTTCCTAGCGTAGCGAGCCCTGTAGCTATAGCGTCATCATTAAACATAGAACGCATGCTTCTCATAACGTACTCTGTAGCAGCACTAGGGTTGTTGGCTGCCGCTTTTACAGCTGCGTAAGCATCGTTACCGTTTTCTTGTAAATCTTTTTGGAACTGTTTCATCTCATCAGACATAGGAGTTGTCTGTGATTCAAACATTTCTTTAAGCATTGTATTTGCTTGCTCTACCGTAGGATTGCCTTTTTTAAATGTGCCTATCTCATTCATTAATTCGGCAGCAGCTTCAGCTGCATCTGCATCTTCTTTTCCACTAGCCCAGGCTCTAGCTTGGTCATCTATAAAGTCGCCAAACGGCAACTGATTTATGAAATCACCAAACCCTCCTTTTAAATACTGACCGTCTGTGTCTTTTTCTACACCTATGGTAGGTATACCAAATCCATTATAATTGAAAAACGTTCTGTATTCATCGGCTTTTTCTGGTTCGAATAAGTCCGAAGACAACTTGGTATCGTCCAATGAAAAATTTGAGTCCGAAAAAGCGATTGGAATGTTTTCTGTCGGTCTGATTGAAGAGACTTCTGGATTTTTTTTTTCAGTGAGAAGAGTTTGAAAATCTTCTATTGGTTTGTTATATCCTTTTTCTTTGACGTAGTTATAGTTGTCCAACAAAACTTCTTCATCAGAATTTATCAGCAACGTAAAATCTTCTAACGTCTTATTGTATCCTTTAGATACAGCTCTCTTATATAAATCTTCTAATACTTCTTTATCCATATTATTTATTGCTATAATCTGGTCCTTGATTTTCTGTTGAGTTGTTTAATTTTAATATTTGGTTGTATTCATCAATATCAAATTCAAACACAGCTTGTAATTGTCGAATAGCCATTTGGTTTGTTCCTGGGTCAACTATTTTTCTAAAGTTTACCCTTTTTAAACCTTTATTTTTAACTTCTACATCAGACATAGAATTGAAATTCATTATATCCATGATGTCTCCAGTCTTTTCATTGACAGCCATAGTGCCAAAAACTTCAAGACCATAAGGAGTCAGTCTTACGTCAGAGATATAAGCGCCTGAAGGGACCGTTTCTGATTTACCAACAGGAGCATCATCTACCATATCTTTACCTGTAAAGGTAGCTCTCATCATTACTGAAGTAGCAGAACCTTTTTTATAAGAATATAATAATGTTTCAGGGTCGTAGTTGACAAAGCTGCTTGTTGTAGTCCTTGAACCACCAGTGTTAGGCTTACTTCCTTCTTTATTTCTGTACATATTTTGTAAGTCGCCAATAGATTTTATAGCCAGAGCTTCTCTCATCTGGTCTATGTTAGCTATAACTCCTTCGTCACTAAAATCTGTTCTCAGAGGAATTTGGTTTTCTCCATCGCCTACAAGACCAGCTCTTACAGCAGCATCATAAACTTGATGTGGTTCAAAGTTCTGTAGTCTTCTAGTTAATATATCTGCTTGAGATTGTGTCAGCGTTCCGTTGGCGTCTTTGCTGTAATCTAGATAACGTGTGAAAGTATTGTTTTCACCTTTTATTTGCCTTGGTTGCGTCATTTCTACAATATCTTCAAGCACTCCATTCAAGTCAGTAGATTGTTTTGCAGTAAACAAAGTGTCCCAAGTTTTTGCGTTTATTGTTTTCCTGTTACCATCTTCTCCTACTGTATATATTCTTTGCACCCCGCTAGACTCTGTTTCAAAACCTATGTTATCACCTAAATCCTGTATCATAGCCATAACAACGTCATTATACATGGAAGCTTTTCCGTTTGCTTCTAGAGTGCCATCATTCTTTACAAAGGTAGATATTCTATTTCCTAAGTTTTGCACTTGTCTAGCGCTATACTGTAAGGCAGATGTTTTTGCGCTTAAGGCTTTTTTATCTTTTGTAACATTAAACTCTTCGTTAGCTTTTTCAAAGTCAGATTGTAGGTATGACATATATTCGTTGACAGCCATGTCAAGATTGTTTATACCAATCCCTTTGTAGCCTGAAGAGTTTATAGTGTCTTGTAGTTTTTCTTGGCTACTTAAAGCAAACTTTTCGTCAGCCGCTTGCTTAGCTTGCTCTTCTTTCCTTCTATCTATTTCACGCTGACTAATCCTGTCTGCCATGTTTGCAAATGGCGTATAAAAGTCTGCTGGCTTTACCTGTGGCGCCGTTGCCATTCCTGCGTAATATGCTCCTTTGCTCATAATATATTTTTTATGTTAAAGCTCCTTGGACGTTGGATGCTGACTCAAGAGCTTTCATGGGCACACCAGCCATTGTTTGAAATCCTTGTTGAACTGCTTGTCTTCCAGCTTGCATCTCATTAGCCATTCCAGCTATCGTTTGGTTCTGTCTTGCCTCTACGGTGTTAAACTGACGCACTTTATCTTGATATTTTACGTTTTGTAAATTAGCAAGCTTCTCGTCAGTTCGAACAGCAGACCCCGCTAAAGCATTTGCAGTATTGGCTTGAACACCTGATGTAGCTCCTATTACTGCTCTGGAACCACCCATTTGTATTGCTTCTGTCTGATTAGCTTCACTTTGCATTATGTTTTCCACGTTCCTTTGCTCGCCGAGGTCTGATACTCTCATCTCATTAGCTAAGTCTGTAACCTCTTGCCTTTCAAAGTTTTCTAAATCTCTTTTTGCTCTTTTCGCTCGTACTGCTCCACTGACGGCTTGTGCACCACCTGCTGCTAATGCTGTACCTGCTGCTATTGCTATTGCTGTTCCTGTTGCGATTGCCATATTGTTATCATTTCTGTTATATTTCTGTCACTTTCAAAAAACCCTGAGTTTTCATAATAAAACTTCAGTCCTTTATGTTTTAATACAGCGTATCCATATTTAGCCCCTGTTTCTTGAGCTACAGCAGATAAGCTGTTTATTAAAAATTGGATAGCATCTTTTCTATCCTTTCCTTTATACTGCTTGTTTGATATTACAAACTCAATCCAAGCAACTTTAGAGTTGGTGAGGTATATAAAACCTGCACATATCTCTTTTTTATCTTTAGTGACCATAAAGCCACCTGTTCCGTTTTCAGGTAGAAAGTCTTGAGGTATTGGCTCCCACTTCCAATCTTTCCACCATTTTACTAGAGTATCGTAATCTGATTCTACTAGCCTTCTTAATTTGAATTTCATTAAATTATTTACTGCTTTGCGTTACTTCTGTACCAACTGCAAACAATTCTATTGGAGTTGATTCATAACTTGTACACGTAAAGCTGCCAAAATATCCTTTCAATCCATAGCTTTCTATCACTGGGTCTTTTGTAGCAAAACAAAATTGACCAGGGTCTACTGGGTCAGCTATAGAGTCTAACATAATATAATCTTCAAATACAGCAATAATTTTACCTAAATACGTATACGATTTACCATATATTTTATAAACGAAGTCACCATACTCAATGGCGTTGTCTATAAATCTAAAATACATAGATGTGCCATTTGTAGATATTAGTGTACCTAGCCCTTGCACAGTAAGTCTTTCTAAGTTAAGATTGTCGTCTCTGTCAGTTCTGATGTGAGCTTTAAATAATCGCTCTCTCTCTTCAAAATCATCATAAGTTGCTCCGCCTTTATCTAAGTCTGTGTTTATTTCTACTCTCCAGAAAGCAGAAGAGCCTTCCATATTAAGAGTTCTAAAGTTTTTCACAGCTTCTGGGTCATCATTTATGATAGTTTCAACCTTGCTAGGATAATATTTATCGTAAAATTTGTTACGAGAAGCGTCATCAATGTTATGTTTGTATATATTACCGCCCTTAAAAGTGTAAAAGTCTGACTTCATGTAGACCATATCTTCAGGAATGTAAGAATAAAATGACGTCCAGCCGTTATTTATTTCACTAAACCCAACTGTTTTGTTCTCGTAGTTTGCCATAGCACAAATTTACTAATTTATCTAAGACAGTTTTTGCACCTGCTCTTCAATCCATTGGTAGGTTTTTTCTACGCCATCTTTGAGACTACCCCCTGGAGTCCAGTTTAATTCTTGCTCCATCAGCGTGTTATCTGAGTTCCTTCCTCTGACTCCCTGAGGTCCATCTATGTGTACAATATCTAAATCTTTTTTAGCAACATCCATTACTATGCGTGCATAGTTATTTATAGACACCATTTCTTCAGAACCTATATTCATTGGTCCTTGAAATCCTTCATTCTCCATGAACCTACGCACTGTATCAATAGCATCGTCTATATACATAAACGACCTAGTTTGTTCTCCATCTCCCCATATTTCTATGCTATCGTTTGATTCTGCAACTTTTCTACATATTGCAGCAGGAGCCTTTTCTTTTCCGTCAGTCCATGTTCCGTATGGTCCAAAGATTCCATGAAACCTCCCTATCCTTACATTTAAGTTTTTATTTCTTGCAAAAGCCATATACATTCTTTCACTAAATAATTTTTCCCATCCATATTCAGAGTCAGGTTCAGCAGGATATACACTGTCTTCTGTACATTTTGGGCTTTCTGGGTCTAACTGATTGTACTCTGGATACACACAAGCGCTACTTGCGTAAAATATTTTACCAGGAGCGTGCTCTTCAACAACACACTCTCTTAATACATTCATGTTAATCAAAGCAGAATTATGCATAATATCAGCATCACTATCACCAGTAAATAAATAACCAGCGCCACCCATGTCCGCAGCAAGCTGATATACTTCGTCAAACTTTCTAAGCTCTTCTAGAGGTCTGAATGCGGCAGAGCATATATGACTCCACCTCAAATCTCCTATAATAAAGTCATCCGCTGCTGTGTCCCAAAATTCAGGTTTTTTTAGGTCTACTGCTCTAACAAAATATCCTTCCTCTTTTAACCTTTTAACAAGGTGTGAGCCTATAAAGCCTCCACCACCTAAAACTAAAGCTGTTTTCATTTTTCTTTTTTTAAATCATTAATATCTACAAGAACCCTATCTTTCCACTGATTCCAGTTTCTCTTTGTATGCCAGTGTTTTATAATATCAAAGGGCTTGTCTTCGTAACCAGTAACTTTAACTTCGTCAGCTACCAAACCTCTCCATTTTTCATTAGACCCTATATGATTATCTTCATAACAGTGCCACAATATAGCATCTCTAGGCGCATAAATGTTAAATCCATTCATCCATGCCAAACAAGAAGAAATTTCTTGGTCCATCCATGGATTAAAATATGCATCGAACGTCATAGACTTTGCTACATGTCTTTTTGTAAACTGAAAAGCCCCCGCAGCCGTTATTGACTCTTCATATTCTTGCTCAGGAATTTTTCCTACAGTGTTTTCAAAACTGAACACATCGGTAAAGCCCTCTACTAAAGCTTTGTTGTTTAGGGTTTTAGTTGTATATACATCATAGGGTTCGTTCATTCCGAAGTGTGGAGGGTATGCTGATATAAGACAATCTTCTCCTATTTTATTATATAAATTAATAAGCTTTGTGTCCCATCCTTCAATAAATCTTGTGTGTGAATCTATTTGCAACCAATACTCTTCATCCTCAAGCATGTCTCTTGTAAGAATATTTCTTGCCCATCCTGTTCCTTTTGTATCGTTATGGTGCACATATTTAACATTCATTTTTCCTACGGCTTCTGAAAGAAAAGTGTTCATCTCTTCTTTAGTGCCCTGAAACAACACTCCAAATGTTATTCTATCAGGTCTGTCAGCCCTTTTGTGTGCGTCTTTTATTGTGTTTATTAAGTCTGGGTCTCTGTATGATGCTATGCTTAAAAATATTCTATCCATAAATTTTACTTTTGCCGTCAGTTAATATATCTAATCCAGTATCATTCAGCATACTTATAGCTTCCTGCCACTGATTTATTATAGGTTTTCCCATTACATTAAACGATGTGTTTATTAATATTGGCTCATGACCTAATTCTTTCATTCTAGTTAAAAGTAAATAAACAAAAGGATTTGATGACGAGGTGACTGTTTGTAACCTAGCGGTATAGTCTTTGTGTATTATAGATTGTATACTTTTATTTACATTTTTAACTGTTGCGTTGTGGCTCATATATTCAGTGTGTTTTCCAAAATCAAACCACGTGTTAGCATCCTCCTTTCTACATACAGGTGCGAAAGGTCGGAAAGCCTCTCTATGTTTTACTTGGTCATTAAGTTTTTCTTTGAAACCTTTTTTAGGCAGACATAGTATGCTTCTATTACACAAAGCTCTTGCTCCGTGCTCTCCACGCCCTTGACATAAACCAATTATTTTGCCTTCTACTAAATCCTCACACATCTCGTCAATGCTGTATGGTTTGTGTTGTGTATACATACCAAACATTTCTGAGCCTAAATATTTTGTGTCAACAACATGACCAGGTTTTATTTTATGAAACAACATCCCTACAGATAATCCTCTATCGTCAGGATTAGGACTAACAAAAGCATCCCATTTAGCGTTGTTTATAACATTTAAGGCACCACCTCCACTAAACTGTAACTCATAATCTTTATGCGTCTCAACAAAAGGGTCTATAGTTTCTTTAAATATATCCTCAAAAACTTTTTGTGTAGCAGCGGCTAAGTCGTAAGATTTTTCTTCATCAAATCTTTTTTCAGGACTTACATTAAATATTCTTTGGAAGTTTTCATGCGCTGTATTTACATTATCTGTTTGTTGCATCTTAAAGTAGCGATACATTTTATCATAGTCATCTTGATTTACTGTCCCGTATGCAGACAGTCCCATAAGCTTACCTGCATATACCAAGTTACCCCACCACCAATTTTCTTCTTGTTTTATTGGAGACAGATAGTGGGCTACAGCAGCATAGGGAACGCATATATCTTGTTTTGTAGAAAATATTTTTTCTGGCACCTTATCTTCTTCAGTTCTATATATATTAAAATGCCCTTCATCAGAGCCCCCATCAAAAGATATATTTAAACTTTTTTTCGCTGGCGATTGGAATATAACATTGTTTACATGAGCAAGATGATGTCCTACCCACTCAAAGTTTTTAGCAGGCAAAACGTTTATATTAGTTAGACAGCTATTGTATAAGCAATTATCATACACATAACTACCATATTTTTTAACAAAATAATTATGTATTTGCAAAGTCAAATCGTCTGGGTTTTCTTCTGGAAAATGAAAATAAAAAGCTGCGTTTTTCTTATTTACAAACCTTTCTAACTCTACTACCTCAAGAACATCAGCTTTGTGGGATAACGCAACAGAAGCGTTGTGAGACCCATATACGGCTATGTTAAAGTATGATTGTTCATATTCCCAATGAAAACTCCACGTTTTATCCCATCCATACTCTTCTACTTCCCATGGAAATCTGTTATATGTTATTTTAGGTCTGTTAAAGTTAGTTCCTTCTCTGTGAAAATCTTTTTTATTTTGCTGACCTCTAATAATGTTTACGTAGTCAGAAAAAGTCGATAGATGACTACCTAAAAAAATATCTGCTTGAGAGCATACAACTTGGTCTAAAAGCAAATCGTCAGTATCGTTTACTCCTGATTGTGGAAAATCAGTTAGATATAATACGTTGTATTTCTTTTTTAATGGCAAAAATACAGACTTGTCTTTTTCGTCTGTAGCTATAAATAAAGGCTTGTCGTTAGGTATTCTGTTAGAAATATCATCTAGAAGATTTACTGTTTGACGCTCTGCAATATCTTTTCTTACCTGCAAAAAGTCATTTCTTCTAACATGAATAGCATTAAATTCACCTAGTTTGTCTGTAATCTTTTTAGCTTTCTCAAAAATATCAGGTCTATACTGTATCCCTAAGTTTACTTTCTCTTTTATCCTGTTTCTAATAACAGGTGTTTTGCCATATACATGATAATAAAAATGACCGAACAAGTTTCTTGGAAAGTGCATGAACTTATCATCACACTCTAAGTCTATGACTTGTCTGTCGTCTTTAAAAATGTTAAACTCGCTATGGTCCTCTATGCCACATGTTAAGACATAATCGTTACCAGGACCTTTCATAGGACCTAGTTGTCCGTCTTTGTCGCCAAAAGTAATAACTTTCGCAACAGACGAAATATTTTCGAAATATTGCGTATCGTTTTCAAGATTTTCATATTCTGGAATGTCATAATATTCTATACAATCAAAATGCTTTCTAAATTTTTTTTTATCTAAAGCATCAAACATGTCAAACCATGTTTTTTTATCTTGCCATTCTGATAAGAATAAACAATATATTTTGTGAGGTAAAATTATTGTCCTACCAGTTATAACAGATAAAGCTCCTACTAATTCATACGTCATTCTTATGTTAGAAAAACCACCCCACCACGGGTCAAAAGAAATGTATTTATTGTCCCGCATACTGGTAATCCACTAACTTGTAGTGTGTGTAAAAGTTTTTAAAGCTTGTTCCCTGAAAAGGTTTGTCTCTACCGTGTTCACAAACAGCAGATTCGTACAATATCATCTCTCCTGGCTCAGCAAAAACTTCATACCACTGACCGTCATGACCCTGTATATCTAAAGCCCAATCATCACCAAACTCTTTAGTTTGACAACCGCACTTTAAGTCTTTGTCTACAATAATAATAGTAGATATATGATGAGTAGCTATTCTATCAACGTGTTTTGCTAACGTAGCTCCCCTTTGATAAGACCTTATACCATATACGAAAGATGGTTCTAGTCTTGTTTTTGCCCACTCTTCATGTAACGGCATGAGCATTTTATGTATTTGAGTTCTAATGTTTGGTATATGTTCAAAACTTAAAAGTGTGCTGCTTTCCGCATCAGTAACTATTGTATCTATAATACCTTCTTTTCCTGAAAAATGTTCTGCAACCTCTTTATCTTTTAACATGTGATATGAGTCTTGAATTATACCCCACACATCTTGAGGCACTTTAGCCTTCATAAATCCATTATCTGTAAACCTAGGTATTTCATCTACAGTTTTAAATGTTTTTATATTTGGATTTATATTTACAATCTTAGATTCTTGTTCTTTCTTTTGTGCTTCATGAAATTCTCTTGCAAGTCTTTCGTTTTCAGCACCATTAAATTCTTTTTCTCTCCACCAACTTGTAACTATGTATTTAGTTCCTTTAGTTACATCCATACCCTCATGCATAACGTCAGAAATACCATTACCATTATCATCCATGTTGCGCCAAACTACAGCTTTTCCTTTTTCTGGTTTTACAGTTTTACCTAAGTTTGGAAAATCAGTTCCTCCACCTTCAAAACCATCATTTAGATACAACATAAAAGTGTGAGTTCTGTTTCCAGAATGCAAACAATGATTGTTATATGCATCACCTTGAAACCAATCTAAATGTGGTCTAAAATATTGACCTACTTCGTATTTTTGACCTTGTAATGTTTCGCCCCTTGCAACATCTATGTCTAAATGAGCTGCAATCCTGTCTTTTAGAGCTTTTGGAAGTAACATATTATCGCCAAAATTAGAAGTGTAAGAAGTTCTACTATCTTCTATTTTAGAATTATCACTTCCACTTCCAGCAACTTGTGAACGGGTGTTTTGTTTTTCTATTAATTGTATAAATAAATCGCACTCATCATGAGTGAGAAAATTTGGTATTTCTGTGAACATTTGATTGTATTATATTTAAATATCATACTAAGTTAATCATTTTTTAATTACCAACGCAACTTGTGTATAGGTTCTGCTGGGACTGTACTCCTGACATTGCCTGAACTGTACCTCCTTGCGCACACACATACTCATAGGAGTTTGAACTATTTTTGTATTGAGCCTGTCCATAAGAATTGGTGTATGTAAATATCATGTAGCTAACTCCTGATTGTTTTTGAACCTCAACTCTATAAGAAGCTACAGCAGCTGGAGCTGGAGTAGGCGAAGGCGTAGGCGCTGGCTGCGGTGCAGGCGTAGGCGTGGGCGCAGGAGCTGGTGTCGGCTGCGGTGCAGGAGCTGGTGTCGGCTGCGGTGCAGGAGCGGGCGTTGGATTTGGTGTAGGCGCTACTGGTGTTGGTGCTGGCGTAGGATTAGGAGTAGGTGCTACAGGCGTAGGGTTCGGTGTAGGTGGTATATATATTGGACTAGGAGATGTTGGCGCAGGTCCTGAAGGACAAGACGATAGGCTTGTAATAGATGAGCCGTTCCAAACAACATAGAATCCATTTCCATCTGTGTAGTGCGTATCTTGTGCAGGATTTTGTCCCGCAGCATCATAATAAATTCCTGTTGCAGTAGCTAACTGTCCACCATCTATATAGAACATGTCATTTAAGTTGTCGCTACAAGCAGCCGAAGCGCTGTTTGCATTACCTAATCCAACATAGTTAAGATTTGCGACTGGCGCAGGTGTTGGTGCTGGCGTTGGGCTAGGAGTAGGCGCTGGTGTTGGGCTAGGAGTAGGGCTTCCACTACAAGGAACAAGTGTGTTTGTTACAGTTAATCCTGCACCTACATGAGTGAAGGATGTACCACAAACAGTTATTGCATCTCCATAGAATACTGCTCCTGAAGTTGTTCCTCCACCACATTGCGTGTATGTGTATGAGTCATCTAATAATGGGTTTGAATTATTTGCAATGTCAAACTCATAGCACGGTATTGATGCTGGTGCTGGTGTTGGAGATGGATTAGGAATTGGAATAGGCGCTGGCGTTGGGGTAGGCGAAGGCGTAGGCGCTGGTCCTGGAATAGGTGTAGGCGTAGGTTGTGGGACAGGTGTAGGCACTACAGGCGTTACAGAAGGCGCTGGCGTAGGAATAGGTGCTGGGTTTGGAATAGGCGCAGGCGTTGGACTTGGTGTTGGATTTGGAATTGGGCTAGGTGTTGGACTTGGCGTTGGAGTAGGAGTTGTTCCGCCACAATCAGTACAATCAGTGTAAGTTTCATATACAGTGTTTGTGCCTGATGGCTGTGTTAAACTTCCTATTTCTAAACAACCAGTCACTCCTGTAGCCTTCACAACACTTCCTGTATCTAAAGAAAAAGTGCTTCTTACAACATCATTAAAAGTGTTTGCACAATCATTAACAGTATAATACACATATCCTACAGAAGGAGCTGGCGTAGGTGCTGGAGTTGGTATTGGACTAGGATTTGGCGCAGGAACTGGACTCGGACTAGGTGTCGGAGTGGGTGTTGGAGTGGGTGTCGGCGTAGGTGTAGGGCTAGGAGTTGGACTAGGCGTAGGACTAGGTGTAGGACTAGGAGTAGGCGTAGGAGCGTCTTCTTGCTCACAGTAAAAAGCATGACCTCTCCATTCAATAACATCACCATCGTCCTCTGGCTCACATGTAGTACATGGACCTGCATCATAAACAGGCGGTATGTACCCTGGCTCGTTAGGGCTATTGATGGCTTGGTCTTGCTTTGGAAAGCCATTTACGTATTTTCTTATTTTACTGTACTTCTCTCCCATAATTAATTAATATGTCGTTGGCGCTGCAACTGGTGCAGGCGAAGACGTGCCTTTTGGGCATCCATTTATATCATCATAAGGTTTTATATAATCTGGGTCCGTAATCAAATTTTCCTTCACTTGTTGTGTTGGTTTTCCGTTTACGAACTTTCTTAATTTTGTATAATATTTTTTTCCTGTATAGCTCATATTTATAAATTTTGTCCACCTCCTTGCATTACATTTTTATAATAATATACAAGGTCTCCATCATCTTGTGGTTGTGTATTGTATGGGTCTGGAGCATCCCATCCTCCTGAACCGTCATAGAAAGCAAAGTCCCCACAGTCTATTTTAATTATGTCTTGTATAATACCATCATTGTCAATTTGCACAGCCAACCATGTTGTTCCTGATTGTGTTGTGTCAAGATTGTATCTATCCATTGCATAATATTTATTATTACCAGCAAATCTAGTTCCATCTTTAGTTACTTGCGCACCTAACGATGTTGAAACTGATGAAGCTGTAACTTGTACTCTCATAACTATTGAGAATGCAGCTGTACATAACTCTCCAGCAGTTTGTCTAGGCGCACTTAAGTAGTAAGTCGAACCACCTCCAACTGGCGAAGGAACTGTTGGGGCAGGAACTGGCGAAGGACTAGGTGTCGGCACAACGCCTGAAACTGGCGCTGGGGTTGGGCTTGGTGTTGGTACTATTGTGCTTGGAGCAGGTACTGGTGTAGGCGCTGGTCCTGGAGCTGGAACGGGGTTAGGTACAGGCGCAGGTGTAGGTACAGGAACTGGCGCAGGTGCAGGAGCATTAGTAAAGCAATCTGCTAAATCTGTAAAAGGAGGTATAAAATTAGGGTCTTCTGGCACGTTTGGTTTAACGTGTACAGTCCTTACTCCATTTTTTATGAGCCTCAGTGTTGTGTATATTTTACTTCCTGTATTTGCCATATTAACAAGTCATAAATTTAACTGCGGTAACTATACCATCATCATTAATTCTTACAGTAGAATGGCTTCCGTTTCCATTAAAACTGCTAGGGAAGCTACTCATTAAGTATGCAAATCCATTTCCGCTAAATGGCTGTCCATTATAACAAAGCTGAGCTCCTAGTTGTGCGTTTACACTGCCAGGGTAATTTGAGGTAACCGCCATACTTATTGGATAATTCTGTGTTTGTCCAAAAACGCCTGCGCAGAACTCACTTTCGTAGAACTTGCCTGTGCTTATATAATACATATTGGTTCCACAGCTAGCCGTTGGTGCCGCTACAGGTATAGGTGTTGGAGCGTTAGGAGTTGGTGTTGGAGTATTGCAATCTGCATAACTCGTAAATTGTTGACCATTCCAGTATCTAACAACATTACCTTCAGCATAATACTGTGGTTGAGCAAAAGTTAATCCCCATTCATCGTAATATACGTTCATTGATGTAGCAAGCTGTCCTCCATCAATATAAAACAAGTCAGCACCTGTATCTGTACAAGCAGCCTCTGGAGTGTTTCCGTGTCCTAAAATAATATACTGCATTTGAGTAGCGGCAGGTGCAGGTGCAGGAACTGGCGTAGGAGCGGGTGTTGGTGCTGGTTGTGGTGCTGGTGCTGGGTTTGGAACTGGTGCTGGTGTAGGAATAACAACAGGCACAGGCGCAGGTGTTGGAGCAGGCGCTGGATTAGGAGCTGGATTAGGAGCTACTTCCACTACTGCTGGTACTGGAACAGGCACTGGGCTGGGTGTTGGTATCGGGCTAGGTGTTGGTATTGGGCTAGGTACAGGAGGAGCTGGTAGTGGGCACTCAATATCATCATATACAGGATGTTGGTAATCAGGGTCGTCAGTGCTATTGAACTTCTCATTACCAGTAAATACGCCATTTATATATTGACGTATCGTTGTGAATATTTTTTTTCCTGTATTTGCCATTTTATATCATACAAAGATAATTGTTATACTAATATGAGATTGTTTAATCCTCCCATGTAACCATGGAAGAAGCACTCATAAGTCACTGGTGTTGCGCTTGTATCATTTATTGTTAATGTTACTGTTCCATATCTATAATCATAGCTGTTTCCATCTAATCCGTTTTTAGTTCCTTGTACAGTACCTCCACTGTAACTGTTTGTTGTTCCTGCTGTATAGAAAGCAATAGGGTGTGCTTGAGGAATGTTGAATGTATATGTTCCTGTAGTTGCGCTAAACCTATAACTATCGCTACCGTAAGTGCCGAAATAATACCAAAGTGTTCCGTTCATATACATGCCCTGTACGTTAATCGTTGAGCTTTGCGATAAGGCATAAGTTGGATTAACTGGAGCAGGTGTAGGCACAGGAGCTGGTGTAGGTGCAGGTGTAGGCTGTGGAACAGGAGTTACAGCTTGTGGAGCTGCTATAGGAGCTCCTACAGGTATTGGTGTAGGTGCTGCTGGCACTGGTGTAGGCGCTGAACAAGTGACATTATCGTATGTTAAGTTGTTTTCACCTCCCATATATCCATGATTTAAGCAATCATAGCTAACTGTTCCGTAATCTCCGTTTACAGTAATAGTAACGTCTCCATAATAATAATCATGATAAACATTATTTATACCTTTTGAACCAGCATTATAAGTACCAGTATAACTTATAAGGGTTTCTTTGCCACTATTTAGAATTGCAATAGGGTGACCGCTAGGGACGTTTGTTAATACGAAGGTTCCTACTGATGTTTTATAGTGACCATGTGTGCCTCCAAATACATATTTATTACTGCCTCCAATACTTTGTATTGTTACAGCAGCAGGATTAGTTAAACACACATCTGCTGCTACTGGCGCTGCAACTGGAGAAGGTACAGGGTTAAGAGGACTTATTTCATGGAATAAATCAGAACCACTTATAATCTGTAAGGTGCTATCTGCTCCTATTTTAACTACAAGTTGTGCACTTCTTATTGGCGCTTGTGAGCCTCCACCTACATCGTTTATAGCAAAGTAAGGAGCTGCCTGATTTACTTGTATTGGAACCTGTTGATTTTGATTTAAGTAAGCAGTTATAGTTCCGCCAGCATTACTTGATTCTATAATAGACTGAGCGGTATTTAAAAATCCAGAATCGTCACTAAAATATAAAGCTGTTACTGTATCATATCCACTGTTCACAGGACCAAATATTGTTTGTTCCGCATCACTTATGGAAACATCTCCATTATAGACTCCTTGATTAATGCTTAATGCATTTGCCGACCAAACACTTTCAGTATTAGTTGTTGGAGCTGGAGCTGGTGTTGGTGTAGGAGTCGGTGCAGCAGGCACAGGTGCAGGAGTAGGCATAACTGGTGCAGGAGTTGGTGCTACAGCTGGCGCTGGTGTAGGCACAGGGCTTGGCACTGGTGCTGGAGTTGGTGTCGGTGTAGTAGCTACAGGAATTGGTGCAGGTGCAGGTGTTGGACTTGGTGATGGATTAGGTACAGGCGCAGGAATAGGCGATGGACTAGGCGTAGGCGTAGGCGAAGGCGTAGGCACTGCTATTGGAATAGGTGTAGGTGCAGGTGGTGTAGCTGGTACAGCAACTGGCGCAGGAGTAGGAGTAGGTACAGGTGCAGGTGGTCCAAGAGGGTTGCAATCTACCAAGTCTTCAAATGGAGCAACATAATATTTATCTCCCTCAACATTTGCTTTTGTCTTGCTAGTTGCTAAACCGTCTTTAAACAGTCTTAATCTTGTCACTATTTTTGTTCCTGTATTACTCATTTAAAATATTCCATTAGTACAATTATAACAATTTAAGAAAATCTGAGATACCGTAGAATTAGCAGTATCAGTGATAGCAGCACTAACCGCATAACAGTTTCCATCTTCTATTGTAACCACAGCTCCGACATACAGACCAGAGTCAAATGCTATTTTCTTACCATAACTACCAAACGGGTTACATGGGTTTAACCTAAATGCTGTTGGGCTTGCTGGCGCTGGTGTTGGTGTAGGTGTAGGCGCTGGCGCAGGCGTAGGACTAGGCGTAGGACTAGGCGTTGGAATTACCACGGGTGCTGGCGTAGGTGACGGAGTAGGACTAGGTGTTGGCGATGGTGGTAAGTCCGCTACAGGCGCTGGTGTCGGTGCTGGTGAAGGTGTTGGATTAGGAACTACAACTGGCACTGGTGTAGGTACTGGTACTGGCGATGGCGAAGGCACAACAACAGGTACTGGTGTAGGTGCTGGAGCTGGTGTAGGAATTGGAGCAGGTGTTGGTCTTTGCTCTTCTTGCTCACAATAATATTCGTCTATTCTCCAATCTTGACCGTCACTTACTATGTCAGATGGCTTCCATTCTCCATAACAAGAAACAAGACATACAGCATCGCTACCTCTCCATTCTACTACATCATCAACGAATGTTTGTTCACATGTATATTCATCTCCAACCCACAATAAAGTGTCTGTAGACTCTGTTCCTCCTTGTAAAGACAAAATATACTCTCCGTCTCTTGGATTGTATCCACCTAAAGTCTTGTTTAAATCACGCACAGGCAATTCGCTTCTAAAATAGTTTGCCATGCCATACTGTGATATTTGAGTTAATCCATCGTTAGATAGTCTAAACACAAAGCCTCTACTTGTGTCTGCAAAATATATTACGTTTCCATATTTACAAACACTTTCAGGATTTAGTCCAACACCAAATTCTCCTGTATAAGGAGTTATAGTTCCTAATACATTTTTAGTTTGTGATATATTGCCTGAACCGTCAGTGTTGAATATAATATTTTTATTAAAGAGGAGTTTAGATATTTTGTTTTCTTGAAACACAACAATATCATTATCTCGTGATACTATTTTTTGTATACTACCTAAAGCGTCATCTATATCTTTAAAGTTTGCCGTAGATAAATTAAATTCATTTAAGGCATTAAAATTTGTGCTTTGCTCGTAAACACCAGAGTAAGTTAAAGAAGCTACTCTGTTATTTTCTCTATAGCTTTCTATAAACGTGCTTGGTCTTGTGTCAAAAGTAAATGTTGGATTATTGAATAAGTCTTTAATTTTTATTGACTCATATCCATTACCCCAAGCCCATGCGTTATGTGCGTCTATTGTAATTACAGCAGGAGAAGTAAAAGATTGAGGAACATCACCTGCTTTACCAACATGAAAAGTGTCATTCTCTGATAACTCATAAGTGTCTCCAACTTCAAAAAATATATCTGAATCTTTTTCTATTCCTTTAGTTTCAAAAATAGGTAAACTATCTGATGACTTAATTTCTAATAATCCCGTTGTGTAAACTCTCGACCTTGCATTTCTCTCATTCCATTGCCTTTGTTTACTTTGGATTATCATACACATAGTTCCGTTTTGCTGTACCTGCACTTTGTAAGCAGTATCCCCTTCACCTCCGTGATTAGGAGTCAAGTTAACATGCCTAAAAAATACTTGGGCATCTGTTACTCCTGGACCAAATCCAGAAAGGTTTTCTCCGTAATACCACTCTTCTAAGTTTGCATATTTACTGCTTGAAGTGTATGATTCTGTAAAACTATTGCTATATCCGTCACCAGCTTTTTGTGATTCGATATATTCTATTTCTACTATTGACCCTGCCTCAATAACTTCATTGCCAGGTTCTCCTCTAAACAAAGCATGAGACCTGTCACGATTCCCAAAGTTCAAAGGCTCTTTACCATAACCGCTAATCATCCAATAATCACCAACAGTGTGACCAGAACGAGAGCTAAAGTTCACACTAAGCCCGTTAGTTATAGTTTGACTACTTCCTGTAATTGTTACAGCTGGTTGAGCGTAAGCAACTCCGTTGTCTTCATATTCAACTCTAAACTCATCGTAAGTTGTAATGCCATCTCCTACGGCATCTATTATTATTTTATATCTAATATCTCTCGGAGCTATATTAGTTCCTGACCTAGATAATGAGTTCCCAGCAAGTGTAGTTGATTCAGATAGATAAGGTATTGGGTCGCTAAAATATTGAAGCTTATCGCCCCTGTCTATCATATCTTCCCTTCTATCTCTTGTGCTGTGATTCGATTCAAACTCATATATTTCTACTGCATTATTATTGAAAGTAAACCCTTTTGGTCTTATCTTATAATACAATCCTGCTTTTTGTTCTAGCTCTGCTACTGTTGGGTCAGGCTCTAAAAAGTTTACTGTTTGTGTTTGTAGGTCTAAGACTTCTGTTTCTACATATCCTTTTACAGGTCCAGAAGTGTCTGCTTTTACTACTAAACGTGTTCCTTTTTCTACTTTGTTAACGTCACTACCAGTTAATTCTATCCACACATAAGCTCCATCAACATAAAATCTTGTAGGAATAACTATGTCGTATGGCAGTTTGCTTTCTTTGACAAAAAATCTAAAATACTTTGCCCATACAGGAGCTTTGCTTCTTATCTCAACTTGCAGTTTAGATTGATATAATGAATTTTCGTTTGGTACAAAAACGCTATTTCCATCAGAGGTAAGAACTGTTGTAGTTCTGCCATAATCATCTAAATACACTATACCAACTTCGTAGTCTCTACCAGACTTCATGGTTGTGTATGGTGCAGTAGCAAATTCATTTGTTAAAACAGAAGCAGTAAAGTCAGGTTTTATTTCACCGCCTAACTCATCAATAAGATTCCAGTTTTCTGTGTAATTTCCATAAATCAATCTATTACCAATAAATGTTTGTGAAAAAGCTTTTCTTGGCACAGCATCAAATATTCTTTTAATTTGACTCTCTGGAAGTATCTTGCTTATCTTTTTGTTTTGGAATGTAACTACATAATCAGTATTGTCATCCCAAGTTTTCTTTTCTTTGTTGTATGATTCTACAACATATAAATTTGTTTTACCAGCTTCTTTATATAAGACTTCAACTTCTTTAACTAGGTGGCTTCCTGAGTTTACTGTTAGGTTTACAACATTATACCTATTAACAAATGACTCATTGCTATTTAGTCCGTAGTTATATTTAAAAGGATAGGGTTCGAATGCAGGATTGCTAAATGGAGATATAGCTGAATATTGATTGTCTACGTATTTATATCTATATGAAAACTGCAAAAATTTGTCTTTGATGTAATTTTCGTCAGCTGTGTTTGTTGCAGACAAAGTAAACGTAGGTCTATGCAGTGGAGGTTTTACAATAACACTAATGTCTTCATCTGTAAAATTATTTTCTCCATATCCAGCTGCTCTATCTATTTCTATTTTTCTAGGAGGATTAAGTCCATCTGTCCAGAATATAAATATCTTACCGTTATCAGTGTCAACTACAGTGTCTACATTGTTTATTCTATTTTCTTTAGTAAAATTTAATACATTGTCTGAACCTGTTCTGGTGTCTAGCAATATTATTCTTTGCAAATCAGTAGTAATATTGTATTCATAAACAGCGCTAGATGTGTCAGACTTTACAAACCAATAAACGCAATTAGTGTATTCGACAGCTGCACTACCTATTGTTTCAGCATTATCTCCTGTATTTAAAAAAGATTTTTGTTGATTTGACAGCACATTCTCTAAGGCGCCAACGTCAGAACTATTAGACATAGCAACTTTGATGTTCTCAGCATCTCTATACTGACCATCTGGAACAAGACGTTCATCTACGTCTTTGTTCATTTTGCCACCAATAAAAGTGTTTCTTAATCTCATTTTATTTAATCCACTTGTTTCGACCTTTCATTGCTTTTACAAGGTCAACAGGGTTGACATCGTTCAATCTTATTCTTGCGTTTTTTAATGCAGCAAACGCTTCTTTTTGAAATCTTCTGACAATGTATTCTTGAACCCCAAACTTAGTGGATAATATAGAGAAAGCTATTTGTTTGAAAACATAGTTTTCTGCAAACTTATGGACCTGTATTTCACTATCATCAAGGTCTGTGAGCCCGTCAGTAACATATTCAATCATTACGAGCTTGTCTGTTAGCTCTGTACTAAATTCTATTGTGCCAAGGTGTTTACTGATGTTGTAAGTTCCGTTAATGTTTGCTTTATTTGTTATCATACCAAAGCGACCGCCATACATCTCATCTAATAAAGATGTAGAATCTTGGTCTTCTGGCTCTACAGTTTTTGCACGTTCACGACTTATAGTGCTTCCTACCTCTATGTTACCTTCAGCATCAAACTGATATGAATATGTAGCGTCATCATTTTGCAGGTAAGCTACACCGATAGCTGTATCTCTGTTTTCTGTTATAGGGTGAAACCTCCCTTTAGTGTCAATCCAAGAAAGCCTTACTAAACTAACAAAGTCTTTTGGTAAAATCATTTGTAGTTGTGGAGGCACCTCAATCTCTACAGCTCTTATTTCTTTAAGAGCATCATAATGCAGCTCTTGGAGAGCTCGCTTTGCATGAAATACAACGTCATACCTTTTAGCAGTATCTATAATCTTATCATCACCAACATAAAATGCATAGAAGTTATTTATTATATCTTCTAATTTAGTGTATTGTGTTCCACCCCATAAGGCGTCATTTGCGTAATATTGTTGTTGTGTGATTGCCATTATACATTAATTTTCTTTTGCCATTGTGTTTTGTTCGTAAGCAAGTGAAGCTTGCAGTATTTGGTTGTCTTGTAGTTGTAGTCCAGCTAACTTTAAAATCTCAGCAATAATATCGTTGGCATAGTCTTCTTGTAGCTCAATATCTTGATACGAAACATCAGAAGGATTGAACACAGGGTTTCTTGCTATAGTTTGATACGTCCATTTTGGGTCTTTTAATTTCCTGACGTAAACAGCCGTAACACAATCTATAATAGTTTCAGGCTTTATTAAATATTTGTCATAATACTTTGCATACATAGGATAACATCTGCTTGGAGAAGCAAGAGTAGATTTTGTTAAGTATGTTAGCATTTTATGTTTTTCTGCTTCTTCTATTTCTATGTTGTTATCATATATAAGTTGTAGGGTATAGTAACAATCGTGTGGCATTAAAAAATAACCATCTAGCTCTTGTAACTGTTCCTCTTGAACAAACCTATCAATGTCTTCTCTAAGTTTTTTCTTATCATCGCCAAAGTCCATGGCAGCCATTCTGTTGTTCTTGTTTACAGAGAATTTCCTGTATTGTTTAAACATTCCATCAAATACTGTTTGCTGCGCAAGCTTTACGTAGGAGTTAAATTGAATAGGCGTCAGGTACCCTCTATTCTCTTTGTTTAGAATAAACATCACAACATTTCTAATGAAATTTATCATTGCGTATCTTTTACACAAAAATACAAAAAAGAAAAGCCCCTTTTTTAAGGGGGCTTCATCTACAAAACAAAAAAAATATGAAAAAAAAACTTACAATTTATTGGATATTCCTTGAAGGACTTCCACTCCTTCATCAGTCTTAAAAAATTTAGCCAACGCAGAGTATACATTTTCTCCAAAAGGCGCTGTCATAATCTTTGTTTTATCTTTATCGTTCCAACATACTGTTTGATTATCAGACAATATAGTTAAAATTCCCATCTCTACAGAACGAATTGCAATATTTCTATTCTTTACGTTTTCATCGTTTGCTAACTTCACAAACTCTTCTGGGTTATCTTTAGCAAAAATAACCATGTCTCGTCTTATTTCTGACGAGCGCATATTGTTTACAGCGCTTCTAAACACAGCTCTAGCAATAGCCTCTAAATCATTTATATCCATCTGCAAAGCTAAAGTTGTAGCTTCTGATTCCATTCTTATAAAATCTAAATCATCCATAGCGTCTTTTTCTACGTCTAATTCATAGTAAAGTTTATCTCTATCTGGATGGTATATTGATAAGAATTTTTGTAGCGTTACATCTTCTTTAGGAACTACAAGTGTTCCATTAATCATTCTTATTCTGCCTAAGTGCACTTCACCCTTTTGCTCATCTATAAATGGGCTTTCGTGATTTTGACAATATCTTATAGCTCTTGTTTTAGTCCCATCAAAGTATTGCATGGGTTTTCTTGGTGTGTGTTGAGTCCTCAATAAGACATTTACAGGACTTCCTGCTTTCCACACATATACCCTATCTTTAAATTCAAAAGCAGGTTTATCTTCTACTACTTTTGTTTTAGCCTTAGGGCTAGGCTTTTTTGTTTGGGTTGAAATTTTTGTTGACATTTTATATAATTTTATTTAATTAAAAAAAAAGGGGACAGGATAACCCATCCCCTTAATAAATATTACTTCATAATGATGAAGTTGTTTGCTCCCATAACGCATAGAGCTCTTTCACTTAAGAAGTGAACTTGCATTGCATCAAGGTCGCTATTAGCAGCTCCGCCAGCAGAACCGATAACCCAAGACTTATATCTTCGGTCTTCAGCTTCAGACTTTCTGAATCTCACGTGTAGGAAAGGACGCTTAGCGTTTTTACCTAGCACTTGGTCATAGACAGTCATTGTACCAGCAGGTACTATTACACCATCAACATCAGAAGTTAACCCTCCTGTTGACGCATCATTTAAGTATTTCCAGTCAGTTTTATAGAAATCATACCCAAGGTTAAATCCTGTAAAACCAAGATTTAATGCCATGTCAGTATCATTATCAAAGAGACCGTAAGAAGCAGCGCCAGCAGTACCGTACGTACTTTGACTAGCTAATACAGTGTCAATTTCAAATGACTTAGCACGATTTACAAACATAACGTTCTCTTGAATAGCCCCTTCCTTATCTAATGTAAGGATAAGCTCTTCAATGTCATCTCTAGTAGCAATAGAACCAGTAGCAATGTTTCCTCTAGTTTCGATTGCGTGGAACATACCATCAGTACCTTTAGCTCCAGCAGTCTCAGCTCCAGAACCTGAAGCAGCAGGCTTACCTTCAATTAAAGATAATTCTAAGTAGTCTTCGAATCTCAATCTAGTTTCATGCTCTGATTTTAAATACCAAAGGTAACCAGTTGCTCCGTTTTCAGTTGTTACTTCAATCCAACCAATTTGAGCCATATCAGAACCATTAACTTCATATTTGTCTTTGATAATGATTGGGCTACATGATTGAATGTCTTTAGGAGCTTCTAAGCTTCCTGCCATTCCAGCAGTTCCTTTAGCAAATTCAGAACCGTAAACAAACACTTTAAGACCAGTTGTTCCAAGAGAAGCATTTAAGTTTGCTCCAGAATAAGAACCTAGGTCAAAAGTATTTGCAGTTACAGCAGATACGATTGCTTTGTCTTGATTAGTACCATCAGAGATGATAACAGTTTGATTTACACGGAATCCGTGTCCATTTGAAGTTACAGTATCACCAGAACGAGTTGCACCAGTTACTGCGATGTGTAGTCTACCTTGTTCCGACCACTGAATTAAATCAGAGGCAAAAGGAATTTCAGCGCCTACCATTCGCAAAAAAGATGAAACAGTTCTGTTACCGTACTTTTCAAATTCAGCTTCATATACCTCAGGAAGGTATTGTGAAGTAAATTCGATGTCCGAACCAAGATAATTGGTCGACAACGTTTGTTTCGATGGAGCGGGTGTTAATGCACCTTGTACTCCAGACATAGTTACAGCCATTTCTTTTAATTTTTAAATTATCGTTTTCTTATTTTAAAATCCACAGAATCCGAATTGTCTAATATTCTATACTTGAAACCACCTTTATCTTCTACAGTTTTATTGTCTCTAACACTCATGTCGATATTCTTTGTTTGTTTTACAAGACCTTCTGTTGCGTCTGCAACACCTTGCTCATAAAAAAACTTAGCGACTGAATCTGGATTCAATGCCATGTTCAAAGAACGGTGGAAGCCCGCAGCGTCATCTAAATATCCGTCTTTATCTAAAAATCTATCTATATAGTTATTTAAACTAGACTGAGTTTTTTTAACGCTTTGTACGTCTTTTGGCTTAAAAACAACTTTCTTTTCTCCAACGTTATATTCGAAACCTTCGAAATTATCAGAGAACAGACGTTCCGTTTTATCGCTAAAAACGTTCTGCCTTTCAGCAGTCAGCTTATTAGTCTTTTCAGACTCCTCAATATAATTATTATATGCATCGTAGGCTTTCTTATACTCATCTGGAATAGTAGCGTTACTTGACTCAAGCGGCGCACTATATTTTTCCTTCATTGCATTAAAATGCTTTCTTGCATTATATAATTCTTCTTTATAGAGAAGCTCTCTTTTACTTTTTTCTGCATCTTCTGTATCTTCATCAACACCAAAATTTTGGTCAATGTACTTAGATACGTCTTTTGCTTCTAAGTAGGGTTTAGTTTCCTTGTAATACTCAGATAGTAATGTGCTTTCATCCACATCATCAAAACTCTTCTGAGCTCTCATAAAGTCCTCTAACCCTCTTCCAGTTTCTTTATTATAAGCCATATATTTTTCTACAGCTTCTGGAAGTTGAACTTCTTCTGTTTTATTTTTATTTATTACTTCATCCATAGATTCAAACTGTGCGTTGTATCTTTCTTTTAGATGTTGTAATATTCTAGACTCATCTAGCTCCTCAGGAGCAGGTTTTTCTAGTATTTTGGTTTCGGCTTCGGCTTTGGTTTCTGCTTCGCCTTGGTCTTTTTGTTCGCCATTTTCTTCTATTTTATTTTTAACTTCTTCTTGTACTTGTTCTTGTACTTGTTCTTGTACTTCTGTTTGTACTTCTGCTTGTACTTCTGCTTTATCTTTTGCGTCAGTTTTTGCAGCTTCTTCCTTGCCGTCAGCAACATTTTCTTTTTTTTGCGGGTCGACAAAGTCTCCTTTGTCATTCATGACCCTAAATTTTAATTCTGCCATTTTATTAAATTTAATTTACATTATTCATATTAAAGACCAGACCCTAAAGAATCTTGCCCATCAAAATCAACAGGGTCTAAATCCTGCTGTCTTTGTTTTATTAAAACAGATTGCTGAGATGCTTGTTTCTCAGTTCTTTTATCTTTTCTATCTTCTCTGTTTGTTTCTTTCACCATTTCAAAAGCACGCTGCTCTTGTTTGTTTTGCATCTCCATAGAGGATTGCATTTGTATTAACTGTTGTTTCAACTCAAATTCTTTCTCCATTCTTTGTAACTCTAACTGTGCTTTGAGTTGTTCCAGTTGAGAATCTGCTTGAACTTCAGTAGAAATAGTTTGTTGTTTTGCTTGTTCTGCTGCTTGAGCTGCTTGCGCATTAGCTTGCGCTTGTTGTTCAGCAATCATTTGTTGCTTCTTCATGTCAAGCTTTTCTTTTCTCTTTTTTCTAACTTTAAGAAGCTGTGAAGCAATCTTAATATTATCAACACTTCTTACATCAATAGCATCATCAATGTCTATTTTACCAGAAGCCAAAGATGCTTGTATGTTGTTTTCTAAAACTCCCTTTTGCTCTTCATCTGGATGAAGCTCAATAAATATTGCAAAATCATGCAGATGTATGCTTTTTATTTCATTCAATATGTCTACAGAAAATCTACCAATACCTTTAGCTAAATCTTCTGCCATATCTGAATATTCCAAAACATCTGACAGTCTATAATAAATTGACTCAGCAATCGTTTTAGTTATATAAAGACCTGAGTTTAAAACGTGTCTTGTTGCAGTATTAGAATTTAACGCTGCTAATTTTTGCACTCCAACTAAAGCACGCTCGTCTGGCGTAGTACCATCTCTTGATTCATTAAGACCAGTAGCAGCTCTTAACATATTAAGGTTGTAGTTGTACATATTTATAAGAGAAGATATTTTAGCGTTAGCTCCAGATGAGGTTAGTTCCTGTACTGGCGTTTTGCCGTGATTAAATTCTCCTTCTTCTGTAAAACTTCTACCTATAACAGAACCCGTCTGGAAGTATAAGTTTAATGCTTCTTGTGGGTCATAACTATTTCCATTACCTAAATTTATAGCAGATAATCCATCCATATCTAAATAAACACCATCAGGTATCATTCTAGATGTAATCTGTTGTAACTTAAGATGTATTAGTTGAATCTGGTCCGCAAACGGAACCATTCTCTTTACTAAAGAGTCTATCTGTCCTCTGTACATTTTCGGAGCACTGACAATAAACGGGGCAAATACTTTCTGTATTGCTGATTTTGGGCGAACCATATTTTTCATTAGGTTCCATTTTAGCATGTGATTTGTTCCTAGAACAAGTACACCTTCGTACCATACATCAATTCTTTTGGAGAGTTTTTCAAATCTTGCAGACTCTGTTTTTGGTGGATTAAATGTTCCGTCTTTTTTTAGAACTTTATCTCCTCCAAAAGCATTTTTCTTTTTCTTGTACACAATTTCCATGTCTGTCTTGTAACAGAAATATAAAAGTGTAGCAGTATTTTTGTCAAAATTATCAGTCCTGTAACCTCCACGGATTCCTTGGTACGCATCCCATTTACTAGAGAGCTTTGATATATCTGTTATATCCTCTTGAGTTAGACTTGGGTTAATTTTTTTAAGTTCTGTTATGTTTACGTTTTTAACCTCACCATAATAATAACAATCCTTAAACTGAGGGTCTTCAGTAGGACTGTGTATTAGATTAGCTGGGTCAACATATTCTATTTTTATGCCATCGTGATTATTAAAAGTATGTTTGATAGCTGAAATACCTAAGACAGTTGCATCTTCATCAGCTTGTTTCTTGATAAGTTCATAGTCATTAATTTTAAAAACATTAGTAACAGCTTTTTCTGTAGCTATTTCTATTTCGTCTTTATAACTAATAGACATGTGTAGGTTTAATTCATCATCGTTTTCTGGCAAATCATCTTTATCCATGCTAAACATGGGCTTACCAAACATAGTTTCAATTTCTTCGTATGCAGCTTTATTGCGCATCTGAGTCTCTACAGTGTTTCTATAGAGAGCTTTTTTGGTTGATGAAACAGCATCTACTGCTTCTGCTTTTACATTAAATAATCTATTTGACATTCCATTAACTACAATGTCTACCATTTTAGGAATGATAGGTACAGGAGTCCAGTCTAAGTTTAGATAGGATATGTCTCCGTTGATTGCTAATTCGTCTTTGTATTTTTGAACTGACTGCTCACCTAAGGCGTAGGTGCGTAGTTTGTGGTATGTATCTCTATTGTTATAATACCTAGATGTACCTCCCTCTTTGCGAAACCATTCGGCTTCTATTGCTTTTCCAACGTTTAGACCATACTCTGTTGTTATTTTTACCTCATCAAGAGCCATCTGGTCAGGAAATCCTGTAACGTGTGAATATGGTTGACCGTTCATATATTACTTTAAGATTGAGCTTAGTACGCCTTTATTACTATACCTTGCAAATTTAACACTTATTTCCTTACGATTATTTTGGGGTTTCACAACATACTTATTTGTAGCCATGACAGCAAAACCTGAACTTACGGTTGCATCAAACTTAGTTCTCTTGGTAATATCATAGTTCGCCCAGTCCAGTAATGTCCTGTTAAAGAACATTTTCCCTGGCACATCAGCATCTCTAAACTCACCTACATAATCATAACCTACATATCTTTCAATGTAGGATTCTATTGCTTCAGCATGTATTGCAATAACTGAAGTTGAAGAGGGTATCCCTCCTATTTCTTTTTCTGCTTTTGATAATTCATTTTTGTGTTTATCAGGTCTGTTTACAGAAAACCCTCTGTATCCTCTATTTTTTAAATAATACAAAAGACGAGGTTTGTTGTTTTCAACTAAAACAGGCATGCCATAAAAATGTAAAGCCATTAAAACATTTTCATAAAACATTTCAGCAGTTTGTGGTCTGGCAATATATTCTAAAAAAAACTGATTAGATGGAGCATTATCAAAATTTAAACATGTAAGACCATGCAAACTTCCTTTTGAACCCTGACCACCAACAGTTCCTGATATGTCATAAGAGTCACATCCAAATGCGCCTATGTGAGCGTTGCCAGGAAAGAACTTTCCGTTTCTTTTTTCAATATTGTTTCTTAGTCCTTGCTCTGGAAGCCATGTTGTATGAAAAGCTCCTTTTACACTAGGAACCCACACAACTTCCGTATCTCTCATTCCGTCTTTCCAAACAAAGTTACCAGTTCTGACAGACTGTTTATTTTTTATATTGTCATTATAATCTATTTGCTGATATATCTTTGTTAAATTAAATATACTATTCTGCGCTTCATCTCTAAAAGCGTGATTTTCTGTTCTAGGAAACTGCCTGTAAAATTCATTTAAACTATCTGGGTCTCCTTTTAATGCATCCACTTCATTTTCCCAATAATCTATAACGCCTTGATTTATAACATCCCCATACATATCAAAAGTTGTATCTTCTGGAGTTCTAAATACTGGCTGTCCATATTGGTCTATAAACCCTTCAAAATTCCATTCCATTGGAATAAACAAACTATATAGTCCACTTTTTGTTTGACCATTTGAGTTTCGGTCATTTACATTAGAGTCTTCGTAAAGTTTTTTAAAATTATCACCCCCTTTGTCAAGAGCATTTGATGTCGAACCCATCATACACTTTCCAACTATTCTACGTCCGAGCCTGAGGGTAGTTTTAGTGACACGCCAGTTGTTGAGGATATTATCGGGACGCTCCCATTTTCCAGATTCATCATGCACAAGGAGTCTAAGTTTCTCACCGTCATAGGAATTATCTCCAGTGTTCTTCCAGTCAATAGTTGTGTCAAGACCTGCGAGTTCTTCAACTTGCTCTGTTTCCTCGATACTCCGTCTGGTAAGCTTGGAGGCGGGGACTCTATACGCAAGTTCTGTCTTCGGTTTATCCATCCCGTCTTGGATTGGTTTGAAGAAGAAGGGGTAGTTTGTAGATATGGGGACAACTTTATCTGTGAACATTTTTTTAGCATCAGCACCAGATTTGGACAATATCCCGAACCGTGAATCGTAACTAATTGTTGCTTGATTGACGGTTTCAGATGAAGACATAAAGCTGAAGCCAGACCTTCTGTTTTTAAGATAGCACATTCCGTAAGACCTGTTGTCGGCTTTACACGCTTCCCAGAAGATAAAGAATATTCTATTAGATTCTCTGAACTCTGGGAGCCCAACATCAATCTTGGTCCACTGCAAGTACATATAGTGAGTGCCAGTAATATAAGTAGTATGACCGTTATTCTTAAACCAAAAACCATTCTCTCTTCTTTCAAATTCAGTTTCAATGTAGTCAACCCACGCTTCTTTGAATGCAGACGAATATTCGTTCCACTGGAATATGGTCTTGATTCTTTGTAGTTCTTTTGGGTATTCTTTTGCTTCCCAGTATTGTTCTTTTTTATTTGCACTTCTTTTGTAAACCTTTTTTGGCTGCAAAGGTAATGCAATTTTCAATCCTTGAATATCAAGTATTTCTCCAATCTGTCCTGTTTTAGATATAACAATAAAATCATACTTGTCGTTATATCCGTATTTCCAAGATTTAGTTTTATTAAACTTATCTTTTATCTTTTCGCTAAATGAAACAACTTCTGCTAGATTAAGATTTCCTTCCTCTTGACTCTGCAAAACTTTGGAATCCTTTATCTTTTTTGTCGTCTTTTTCTTCGCCATCTAGCTTTTCTCTTTCGTTTTCTATACGATTCAATATAACAAAAGCATCCTCTATAGCTAATCTTTTAGTGGCAGCTGCATTTTTTAATCTGTCTGCCGCTAAATCATCATCTTTATCTCCTGTTATTATTTTTTCTTCAGCAACCTTAATTAGTTCGTCTACAGCTTTTTCACCAGCTGATATTACTCTTCTAATTTTATCTTCGATTGCTTCTTTCTCATTTCTGTCCATAATGCTTGTGCTAACTTAACTTCGTGCGGATTATTCCTGTCTACATCTTTTGTAAGCTCTTTAAACTTCTCTGTGTTCATCATTTTCATCTGAGCAGCACTCGCATTCGCATGTTGTGTTTGTACGCCACATCCCCCCATCATCATTAGGGTCGCAGCTAAAATATAAATTCCTTTCATCGGGTTTGTGTGTTTGTGCTATAATAGCGTTAGTAAGTTTGTCGATACTTTTACGTATCTCCTTCAATTCATTTCTAAGTCCATTCGACTTAATGCTTACAGCTTCTTTTGCCATCTCAATTAAATTTTATTACAATATCTTTATTTTTCATCCTATAAAGTTTTTCGTCATTTATTTCAAATTCGTATTCTCTATTTTTTTTAAATGCAACTTTATCACCTTTTTTAAATTCATTAGAATTGCTATACATTACAATTCCCACATGTTCCTCTTCTTTTTTTGGAACATAGATGTCAGTGTCCTGTACAAAATCAACAGGTTTGACAAAACAATAATCATGTATCGGTTTCCAATATTCATTTCTCTTATAAAGATATATTTTTTCTAAAGGTATTAAGTAAGTGTTTTCTCTAAAATATTCAGAAGATTTTTTTTCTTCACCTTTCATTCCATAATAAGTTCTAAAACAATTATGGTGGACAACACATGTATCGCCCACCATCAAATCACTTTTATCAAATTCTGGTTTACTAATAACTTTACCTAGTCTATTTACATATTTATGATTTTCAATACCAGCATTAACAATAATGCCATCTTTTTCATTAACGTATTCTCCGCCGATTGGCTCTACTATATAATGTTTTATAGACTTAATCATATATTATATTGTACTCTATATGTACTGGCATCTGCAAGTTAACTTTTTTCCAGTCAACAACAACATTATCCTGCACTATACGCACAATATAACCTTCGCTTTGCTCTTCTATAGAGTGTATTCTGTATTTTCCTTTTATAACGTTTTGCCCGACCTCATAATGCATTGCATTCTTATAGTCGGGACCAACAGCTATCTTTCTTATTAAATTCATATTAAGCTTGTGATTCAGACCAGGAAAGCTTCCCTGAAACTCTAAACGGTGTATTTTGGTCAATACCCGAAGAGTTCTGTGGTTGAACAGCAACAGTCAGCAAGTCTGGACCTGCTGGGAATATACTGTCTCCACCAAGGATTGAATTTCCTAGTTCTAGCAGCTCACTTAAATCAATTTCGGTTGAACCTGTAGAAACCTTCAACGCATATACTACGGTTCCTCCCTCTAGTGTATCTCCTGAGTCATGCTCAATAAGCTCTGACAACGATGGAGATGCTACTTTAGTAAAGTCCATGTTAGAAGGTTGAGGGTTCAAGATTAAGAATACTTCTACATCTTGATTTGCAGTTACACCAGCTTGTTTTAATTGAAGCTGCATTCTATTAATAATTTCTCTTTCTCCAACAACACCTGTAAGTGATGAATCTACAGATGGAGCAAGTCTAGCAGATATTAATGGAATTGGTCTAGTTAAATCAACAACATCTGTTTCACCAAAAGTAAATGTAGTTCCAGTTGTTATGGTTGGATAAATACTTGTTGGAGGCAGTGTTGAAGTTGCTGGATATGATGTGAATATTTTAGATTGTGCTCCAGCAATTTGCACCTGTGTTACATAAGTGTCAGAAGGTAAACTACTTCCCTCAGTGACTAAGAGTCCAGTAGAAACGCTTTCTGCGTTAGATTGACTACATTCAAACGCATACACCCAAACTCTATTTCCATTTAAAGTTATTTGTTGGAATGAAGATTGGTCTGTTGAATTAAATGTAAAGCTTTGTCCGTTTGTAAATGCAAATGGTTTAGAGTTAGCAGTAAATAAATATGCTTTGTCATTGTCGAACGTACCGTCCATAATGATTGATGTACCAAAGTGGAACAACGTAGGTGCGGTCGATGCATTTGAACCATTTAAGATTTCATACCTTCCTGGTAGGTTACCTGAACGGAAGTAAGATTCGTTAAGGATGTTGTTATGCTTGAACTCATGTACATATTTTACGTGCCCATTCTGGTCTTTGAATCCAAAACGTATTTTCCCCGCACCATACCAAGAGTAGTCAGCGTATGCCATCTGAATCCTGTTGATGTCTAGGAAATAACCATGTAATCCTTTTCCGTCACATTTATCTATATTCCATTCAGTTTGTGGAACTCTTGTATCTACTGTAACTGTAGTTTTTACTCTAGTAGCATCTACACCTCTATAAGCTGGCTGTATAGTAAAGTTTGCGTCAGAATTTATCGCTACAATTCTATAACTCTGCCCCCTTATAACAACGTAGTTGCCTGTCTGTAATTGTGTTACAAATGAAGTGTCGTTTCCTGTTACAATTTGTGATTGTCTTTTAACGTTTACAGTTCCAGCAATTTGTTTTGTGGAAGAACGCCTTACAGCATATAATGCTTGACCATCATACTCATAGAAAAATCCATTTTGGTCATCAAACATTCCTGCTCTTATATAAGAGTCTGTCCAATTTTTTCTGTGGTAAGTTGGGAACCCAGCTGCTTTCGCTTGAGTTGGGGTATCCAACATTTCATACGTGAATTGGAAAGGACTGTTGACTGCTGCGACTGTAAATTCACCATTAAAGGTATTAGTTCCGATAGAAACTTCAGCACCCTCAATAACTATTGTGTCTCCAACTCTAAGGTTGTGAGCTTCTTGTGTGTTAATTGCAGCAGTGGTTCCTGTTGATTTTATCAAATCCCTAACTATCTTAGGGGGATTGAAGTTTATAGCAAAAGAGTTTTGTATACCCTTACCAGATTGATAACGGAAATACTTTCTAGATTGTCTTACAATTTTACTGTCAGGAGATGTTCCCGCTGTTATATTTACACCACCATCAAAAGGCAAGTGTAATCCATATCCATCAGGTCTTAAAACCATTTCTGTAATAAAGAAATAGGAAGTAGCAGAACCACTCGCTGTAAATTCTTCAAAAACAAATAGCTTTTCGTTTTCTGTAACTTTATCTACGGTGTAAAGTTTGGTGTAATCTGATTGTGTTATAAAGATTTTATCAAACTTCTTAAACTGAGTTAAAAAGTTAGTACCACTTCCAATAACTTCTTTCTTACCTTGTTGCACTGTTACTGTTCCTGAACCTACAACACCTTTCATAACACTGGTAGATATTAACTTATGAGTTCCTGCCTGTGTTATTAGTGTAGTGCTAACTCCGTCTACTGCACCCAACTCACTTGTAGATATTTTTACAGTTACATCATCTATTACAACAGCATATACGGTAGTGTTGTTGTTGGATGTATCATAAGAAATCATATCTCCATTACCACCGTTATCGTATGTTAACAGCTCTCCTGTAACAAAATTGTGTGGGTCCGTAAAGGTTATTGTGTGATTAGCGAAATCACAATCTGAACTAGTGAATGCGTACTCTCTAGCTGGTATTTCAAAGTCAGTCTGTACTTTAAATGTATTCTGTGAACTGGTTTCTACCATGCTGAAAACGCCATCATAAGCTCCTTTTAAGCTAGAAACATTTAAAACTTGTTCTCCAGTTCCTCCAGAAGACAAGGTAACTACTCCAGTACCTCCAGTAACGATAAATCTAATTTCCCAATGATTACTCATTCCTGACGGAGCATAGTTTATTTGAGACGTAGGCGCATAAGCAACATTAAAATTACCTGAGCTATCTACAAGAGATGTTATGTTTTTAGTTCCGAAAAACTGCTCTTCTCTCCAGTTAGAAGTGTCTTGTCCGTTTTGCTGTCCAATAAAGTATGAGTCTCCATCGTCAAACGTAATTACCACGTATTCGTTTCTTGAAGAGAAATCCCCTCTATACTCAACGCCTGTTATAGTAACGTTTGTAGGAGTTATCCCTAGTGGTGTCCATGCATCAACTGATATAGTTCCAGGATTAGAATTTTGAGCTCCAAAATCCTGTGTCGTTGCAGAAGCAACTGTGTTAGACGTCTCTTGTAAAGAAAGCCTAGAGTCATTTACTCTATTTAAATTATAGTCAGTATTGTTTGTGGTACCTCCTATTGGTGTACCTACATCCCTTACAGCTATAGTTCCTGCTCTTGTTTGCAAACTACCAGAGGCATAGTAAAGAGTATTAGGGGCAGTAGCGTCTACAGTTATAGCTAAGGTGCCACTTCCAGTAGCACGGCTTCCTGTAACTCCAGTTGTATATTCACTATCATAACCACCGCTTGACCATGTTACTGATGGGTCAGCTGTTGTAAAATAGAAGGTGTCAGTGACTGCTGCATCCATATTAAAATTATATGTTTCTCCTCTATATAAAATCAAGTCTGGATTTGTTTCGTCACGCCCTAGTCTTGTACCAGACATCCCCCACTTTGTTGTTTCTTCTGTTACAGCATAAACTTCTGGATTAGTTTCATTCATACCTTCAGTCAAAAGTTTTGCTTCTGAAGTAGCTGTAATTTTGTGATTGTTTATATATACAGTGTTGTAGAGTTCATTGTCTCTTCTATACGTAACAGTAAAGTCGTCTGGAAAATCAATGTAATCATCTGTAATAATGGTGTATCCATATTGAGGGTGCTGAAAGTTAAGCAGCTCCATTCTGAAGACGTTGTCATTAACTACATTTATTTGTACATCGAATTGCTGCCCAACAACAATTTGGTCGCTATAATCTTGAACCACAAATCTTTGTGTAGCTGCGTCATAGTTTTGCACAGTAACTGTTCCCTCTTGTTGATTTGGGATGCCGTGATTTGATTTGTAGAAAGTGTTTTTGTCACTCGTTAAATTTCTACCAAAACCGTAAAACACCTGCGGAGTTGACTCATTATTGTAACCTCCACCCATTCCAAAACCGTAAGTCTCAACCTGAAACGCACCATTTTGCGATGGCTGATAATATGAGGATGATGGCATAATAGCCGTGTTCCTGTTATTTATAGTAGCAAACCTTGAATAGTTTTGGTCGTAACTGTCAGCAATACCGTCACCTTGGTAAGGGTAGCTAGGGTTCGCACTTAAATCAGGTGTCTGAGTGTTTGCCACAAATATTAAGTCTGGCTCCGTTGTTCCTAAACCGTAAGTTTGGCTTATTAAGTCTGAACCAGAAAATTCGTTACCAGGATTTGTTTGTGCTGTTCCTGTAGCTTGCATCCTCACGTAGTGGTATCCGTAACCACTACCTAAGTAGTGATACACTCTTATGTAATGACCTGTGCCATCAGTGTAAATCTCACCGTTAGAAGCTCTTAATGTTTGACTTGGAACACCTGCGCTAACCCAAGAGTAATTACTTGACCATCTGTAGTATAATGCATTATAAGCATTTCCATTGTCAAATCTTAGATAAACATAATAATAGTAGTAATAAATACCTTGTCCATATAATTGTATATTAAATACAGTAAGTTCATCAGGAACAAAGCCTAACTGGTCATCTACTCTTAAGTAATCATAGTATGACCCATAATATCTCGCAGGAGTTGACAGATATGGTGTAGTAGCTGAGAATATTGACTCTGTATAATATCTTGTGTAAGCATCCATGGTGTAAAATCCATCAACTCTAGTCATTAAGTAAATTAATCCTAGCTTACATTTTCCGTAATCTGTAGTGTAAGTTGTAAAAGTGTGTTGTGATGTAAGAGCTTCATCATTGTATAACTCTATTGTATCATCGTCAATTCTTTTTACAAAAAAGATTGTTCCATCAACAGTGTTTAAATTTTGGTCTCCATATCTAGGTGTATTAAATATAACACAAAACTTACTTTGCATTTGGTGTCCTGTCCAAGTAATTCTGTTATTTGCAGCGTCTATAGCAGCAGTTTCTAAATATGTAGTGTGTGTGCTTTCCCAGTCATAAGCAATAACTGGTTTTTCTTGAAAACTAGGTCTTCCTGAGCTAGCCGTTGCATCTATTACATTGTCTATTGTAAAAAAGGCATCTGTATCTACAAAAGGTCTTCCGTCAGGAGCTGTTGCAGTTGGGTCAGTTATTACTAATTTTTTTGGTCCTATTGTGTTTCTTAAATACAACTTTGTGCCCGCAGTAAATCCATGTGTAGCGTCTGTTGTAACCTCTATTTTACTGGGAGATTTTTCATCTGTTTTTGCTCCAGAAGATGTGTTTATATTTAAAGGAGCGCCTTCAAAAAATTTAGCTGGAACAATAGAAGTATATGACCCAGATATGTCACCTGTGGTTGATGCAACAACATCTATTTCAAAGAAAAATATTAATGCATCAGCAACTCCTGATACAACAAAATAACCTTCAGCTTGATAATCAATAACACCTTGTACTGAAACAGGGTCTCCAATGTTGAGGTTGTGTGGGGTGTTACATGTAACTTTAACTTGTTTTGAACCATCAATAGCTTCTACAGATAAAACACCTTCTAGCGGGGAATCACCAGAACTAGAATAAACAGTTGGGATATTATTAACTGTTTGTATAGTTTCCCATTTAGTTGACTGCAATCCATATTCAAAATCTGTATCAACTAAGTTTTCAGGGTTTGACACTCTTAACTTACTTACTGGGTCTAACAAGCTCTCATCGGGGGAGAAGTGAACTTCATTAGCATCGTAGAAAAACTGGTAAACATCGTTAGCGGTGATGTCAGCATCTGTACTTAAATCTTTAGTTAATTGTAATGTGCTTTCGTCATCTTGATTAAGATAGAAGACTTCCCCTCCTAGTAAAGGGTCGTTAAATTGATATACAACTTTATTTGCGGTAACGTTTGTTATAAGAAGTATTCTTTCTAATCCAATGTTACCTTTATACTGTATAGAGTTTGTTGCTTTATCAACAGTATATTTCGATGAATGTAAGAGCGTCTTTGCCATTTTTTATTGTTTTTATTTATCCCCCTAACGCCACAGCCATTGCCATAGCATTCTGATTAAAGTTTGGTGTTATGTTATTCCAAGTTTGTGTTGTTGAACTGTATTCTAATAATTGTCCATTAGCAGGTGACTGTATTGTTGTGTCTGCCAAATCTGCTAAATTTGCCGCAGAAGCTGCTGCTCCTGTAGAGCTAAATGCTACGCTTCTAAAAATGCCAGCATTAAGTATTCTAACGTTTGTTGTGCTAGTTAAATCTGTAGCTCCTTTTTCCGCAATTACATATCCTAAAAATATAGCTTGATTCGCTGTATTTTTTGCTTCTGTAAACGGCTCTGCTTGTATGCTTGTGTTAGCAGCATCTAATGTATCAAATTCTTGCCTTCCGTAGTAAACAATAATACTTGTAGGATTGTTTGGGAAGTAATAAACTCTTTGTGTTGAGAATTTGTTGTTACTTAATGTAGCAAGTGTTCCAGAACCATCATCATATTTGTCTATATCTAAAGTAGTATAGCCTGAACCACTGTTAGTGTCTTTTATAAATCCACCTGAACCATCTTGATAATACCTATGTATTAACGCTGGTGTTTGTCCGCTATCTGTAACAAAAGATGGATTGTTTGGGTCTGTTGCGTAGTTTCTTCCAAATGCAAAAGAAACACCTTGGCTTCTCGCTATTTGTAATGTGCCTGCAACTCCAGACAATTCGTGACCACTCTTTTTGAGAGGACCGAATATTCTTGCAAATTCTGCAAATTGATTTTGTTGACCATAAGCTGTTCTTGGGAAAGACTTCCCAAATCTAACATTACCAGCTCTATGAATTACTGCACCTAAAGGAATTGTATTATTGTATTGTGCGTCAGTGAATGGTGTGTTTTGTTGTTGTACTGTACCAGTCTCGTCAACATATATCCAAGTTTGTTTATCGTTTGTGTCATTTACATCTAAACCACTTACGGTAGCCGTATACGCTGACCATGCTATATTTTTAAGTTCAGGATGTGGGTCTACTGATGCTTGTTCTTTATTCATGTCAAGAATTACACCATGACCTGCTGCAACAGTAAATTCTGTAGCACTTGAGCTAGATATACCTCCTCCAGATAAAAGACCTGAAGAAAGGTTGCTCACAATAGAATCCATGCTTATTCTGTGACCATGATTTTTAAATTGTAAAACATCATGACCATCTTCAGTCGTATAATATATAGCATTATTATTAGATGGCTCTACTGGTTGTGAGCTTACAAACTCAGCAATAGTTCCTATTTTTAATAAGTCATTAGTTTGAACAGTCGTGCTTGAGCTAGTTGTGTTAACTAAACCGTTTATAGCCCCTCTTTCTCCATCTGTTATAATAGCACCAGAACCTGTTGATGATATATCATTTAGTTCTGTAACAGAATGTATGGAAAGGTCTGTTACATCTGAAGGCTTGTTTAATATAAAACTATCATTAGCTGGGTCAGTTTCAGTATAATTAGACTGAACATTTACTTCTGCTCCTAACGCTATTCCGTTCAACTTTGCAAGCAGTGCGCTTGTAAAATCATTTTCTGACAGTTGTTTTCCAGCAACCTTATCCACTTTACTATCTAAAGCAGTTTGCAATCCAGCAATATTACTAATGGTTAAGGTGTCTAATATTGTTTTATTAGCTTCTATAAAATCAACTACCTCTTGTAGTGAGTTTAAGTCTACATTATCTGATGTCAATAATGTGTTTATGTTATCAATAAACTGCTTTAATACAAGACCTTGATTTGCAGAAAGAGGTTTATTAGCAATATTGGATGTTAAATCATCTACAATATCAGAATAAAATATTTTAGAAGTAACCTCATTTACTCTAGCTCTTTCTCCATCAGTTATAATATAACCTGAGCCTGCATCAGATACATCTCCAAATTCAGTTACAGAATTATCACTAAAGTCATTGTCAAAGGACGTTTGGTGATGACTTATATAGTATTTTGCTCCATATTCTAGAGAACCACTTCCTCTATCTCTATAAATTACAGCTAGTCTTATGTAGTGGTCTGTGTAGTCTACAGCTTGTGTAACCTCAAATATCCCAAATACATTTAAATCACCTAGCTTACTTACTTTAATTTGATACCCGTTAAGGTCAGAAAGATATGTGCTAATATTTTTACCGTTAAATCCTGATTTAGAAACATAAAGCTGTGTTATTGTGCTAAAAAGTCTTGTGGCGTTTGTGCCAACAGGATTTAAAACAATTAGACCATCTTGTTTTACAGTGTAATTAAGGTCGTTTGGTGTTTGATATTGAAATAGGGCAGAATCCGCAGTATCTATAAGGTCACTATCCGCAATAACACCAGCAATATCTTGAATATCTAATCTTGTGGTGTTTCCTGAAGTGCTATCTAGCGTTAGAAAGCTGTCCAGTTTATCTGGTGATGTGTCTTTTGGATACTGAGATAACCTTGCCATAATTATATACTTTATGCAAATTTACTCAAAATAAAAACACATTATTTGCCCTGACCTCTGTATGGCTTAATATATAACTTTGAGTTTTTGTTCTTAGAGGTTTTCGTTTTTGCGTGTACACCTTTGCGTTTTACTTTAGTTTTAACAGTGTAGTTTCCTAAAATTAATTTAGCCATTCTACTTAGTTTTGCCTTTTAACTTTTCAAACGTTCTAAGACCACCAAGACCTAACATACCCATTAAAACTGTAAATAAAGGTTCAGTGTTTAGCACTGGAAATTCTACATCTGGATATATTGTTCTAACAATAGGAAATGCTACAAAATGATAAGCAAAAGCCAACCCACAAATCCAACCTATAAACGGGCGCCAACCCGCAACAAACATACTCCTGTGTTGAGCCTCAACTTCATTTATTTTTGTTTGTAGCTCTAATATTTGATTAGGGTCTAGCTCTTTACCTTTTATAGCTTCTCTTAAGTCAAGCGCAAGCCCTCCTATTTTACTTCTTCCACCCTCTCCTCTTCCGAGTAGAGATAATAACATTTTAAGCATTTTATTTCAATTTAATTATACTACGAGCCTAATTTATTTTTTTAGCTCAAACCTTGCTCCAACAACAGACAATTTTTCTATGATACTTCTTTGTAGTTCAATAATCATTGCTTCGAGTTGGTCATTTCTTTTTTCCATAGTATCAGCTAAAGCCTGAAGTGACTCTACTTTTTTCTGTAGAGAATTTACTTCGTCTGGGTTCTTGCCAATGATGGTATATATCACCACTGATAAACTCCCGACAATCATACCTATGATAGATACAAATATATCTTTGTTTGCCTGTGGTATATCATTAAACGCTAAAAAGAGTAATAATCCTATAACAAGGATAAAAACTCCAGCAGCTCCTAAATAGTGTCTTAATTCTTTTTTTGTCATTTTTGTTTGGGGTGTTACTTTTTTACTTTCTGGTCTTTTTTCTAAAGTTTTCATTATATTATACTATAGTTAGTTCTTCCGTTCACTTTTTGAGCTCGCATAGAGCGACCTCTGTTCTCCATTTCAGAAACAAAACTTACGTGTATCCAATCTGGGTTATTATCATCTCCAAACTCCCATATTAATTGGTCGTAGTTTAGATTTGATTTTATGTATTCAAACATCTCTGCATTGGTTTTATATCCGAAAGTGTCATCTAAATCCAAAGCTCTGCCTTCGCAATGCTGGCTTCGAGAACTCCCGCCAATGGCTTTGTTCAATTCTTCACACCTGAAGAAACTTGTTATTTTTATAGGTCCTCCAACCCATTCTCTTAATGGCTCAAATAAGTTGATTGCAATGTTATTCATGTTAGAAAGTTCGTAATCACCAGGAGTATTATCTATACCTCTTCTAAGGGCTGTGTTTGAACGAATACCTTCTTTATATGTTATATGCTCACTTATTCTGTCCATTAAGACTTGTGTACTTTTTGTATTTCAAAATTAAAAGACTGACTACCTCCTTTATGGGGTTTATATCCGCCTTTTGGATTTTTCATAAGCTTAGGTGTACCTTTACCAGACTTCATCCAGTGGTACCCTTCTGGTGCTTTTACTTTCATTTATTTTTATTTTTATTGTACATTATATACCATTTGTGTAGCGTGTATCCTATCGCCGTGAGAGTCAGCACTATACTTAAACCAGACTTGACATCCATCAAATTCATAGTTAAAGCAAATGAACTAAGCCCCCAAATTTTTAAGTCTTGTATGTTCATGAAATTTTTCATTATGTCATTGTCTTTGACCTCCACCTCTTGCTCTGTTTGTTTTTTGATTTTCTGTTTTTAAAGAGCCATCAGATTGATGTGAACAGTCTTTATTGTCTCCATTCCCATAAGTTCCTTTGTCTCTGTTATATTGATTACATTCTACACGTTTTTTAACCTGTTTTTTTCTTCTTTGGAAAATAAGATTATAATTATTCTTTTTTTCCCTAGCCTCAGGGTTATCTCTGTAATATTTTGCGCTTTTACTTAGAGCCATTATTCTTTTTTCTCCCTGGTCTTTTTTTACCAGAAAACGCCTTTGGGACGTCTCCTAATTGATTTCCAACTTCTTTTATTGCAGAACCGACATCAGACAACTCTTTTGATAGTCTTTCCTGTGTAGCTTTTAAATCAGCTTTCAATTCTGCTAAATCTGCTTTTACAGCAGAAACTTTGTCTTCAACAACATCTGGTATCCAGTCATTGTCTTCGTCTTTTAGCAACCCTTTTTTACTTAAAAACATTGCCGTAAAATAAACAGCTATAAAAAAGGCTATAGCTCCACCTATGATAATTAATGCACTTTCCATTTTGATTTAATTTATTATTTTTTGCACCATCTGTAAAAAGGCTCTCTTTCTCCTTCTGGCACGGTTACTCCATTTTTTTCAATTACAATTTTTTCACATGGGTCGTCAGACATAAAAGGTCTTCTTGTAATAATATCATCGCATCGTTCGTAAATGAACTTGCTTTTATCATCATTTATATCCCAGTCTCCCATTTATTTCTTTTTTGGCACACAGTTTGGCACTTTGCCTCCACCTTTTCCTGGTTTCATGCCAATCATTTCATAGCCTTTCCAGCAAGGGTTTTTTCTGTTGCTCATTTTTGTTTTCTTTGCCATAATAATTAATCTCTAAATTTTTGAAATTTGTAAGCTGCTGCGCTACTGTTACTTCTTGTATTACCGCCTCCATCAAATACTCTTTCGTATGAATTGTTAATCCTTTCTTGAAATTGTTGTACTGATTTAGGCATTTTTGATGGGTCACTTCCTGTCTTTCTCCAAGCTGCAACATCTCTTCTCATTTGAGAATACTTCTGTTTGTTTGCCATCAAATCTTTTTTCCAATTAGGGTTTTCTTTTTGACCTTCTCTAATCGCATTTGCTTGAGCCGCCTCTGAGGTTTGAATTAATCTACCCATAGCGTTTTTTCCATAAGCTTTTGGGTCATAAACCGCATCAACAACAGTTTGATTTTTGTTTCCAAATTTTTGTGCTGCTTTTATAGCTCCTTTCAGAGTTCCACTTCCACCAATAGATTCATTAATACTGCCTCCAGCTCTATATTGGTAAGACATAACTTTCCTTGGTTTTGGTTTAGGTGGTGATGGTGTAGGGGTAGGTGAAGGTGCGGGAATATCTTCGAATCTAACGCTTACGTCTTTTCCTGTTTGCAGTCCTGTTTTACTTTTTAGATACTCTTTGTATTTGTCAGGATTTGCTTGCCAATACTGTTTTGCTGCTTCTGGGTTTACTCCTGCTTGTTTGTAAGTAGGTCCTTGACCAGCTAAATTCTGTGACCATGGAGTTGTAGTAGTTATTTTTCTTCTTCCGTCCACTATTTCAGAGTTTACAACAGCTTCTCCGTATGTTCTTTCTCCAACTGGCTTTAGTGGAATAGGAGTTGGCGTATTCCCTTGTAATCTGTCGATTGCAGAATTTTTCATTCCAATCGAATTGTAGTCTAATTCTTCATCTTCCATAATTTATGTTTTTTTGTTATAAGGGAATAAGTCATTAAGAGTCTTGCGGCGATGATTGCACCCGCAATCGGTGTTCAACGCCTGACTAACTGTATCTACAGCTTTTTTTATGCCTGTCCTTACAGTCAAGTTATGTATTGAGTCTCCAAGACCCTTTGGGTTTTTAACTATTGCCATTTTATTTATTTAAATGAGAACCATCACAATTTCCCTGAGGATGTTGTGTGTTTCCGCATTCACAAGGTTTAATGTTTTTCATAATTTTCTTTTTTATGTTTTGTTCAGTTTGTCGATTGCTTTATTTTTAAATCCAATCGAATTGTAGTCTACAGCCTGATAGCTTGTTGTTGTGTAGTCGGTGCTTTTATTTACAGACCCATCAAAGTTCTTTGTAGTCTTTGTAGGCTTATACTGAGTTTGAGATGTTAAGCCGCTAGCATCTGTTGTTTTGCTTCCCATAGTGTTTTGTGAGAAGTTATAATTACTCCCCATTCCTGATGCGTTCCCTGAAGGAGATATTCTGCTGTTAAGAGTACCTGAACTTGCGGTTATTACATAATCTTTTCCAGTGCTAGACGAGAAACCTTCAGGTATTACTGTGCCATACTTATCTTTTTTAGGTGCTGTTGGCTTTTTATTTACTTTCTTTCCTGGCATGATATTAATTTTTGAGTTTATTTATAAAGTTAACAATTTTTTATGTTCAACCTCTAGGGTTTGATTTTACACTTCCGCCAGAACCAGCCCATAATGTTTTACACGCCCAGTATCTAGCACTTAATTTATTTTTTGCTTCGCCACACTTGTGTCTAGCCTTGAATGACTTTCTAGCAGCTTTTGAGTAGTTGTGTCCGTATCCAGTAGCTCCAAAATGTATGAGTTTTTCTTGTCCATTTGCACAAGCTTTTACCATTTTTTTCTTTCCTGGTCTCGTACTTTTTCTAGGCTTGTTACAAGCCATTTTACTCTTGTCTACTTTACTTGCCATACTCGACAAAGATAATAATAAAAAAAAGGTTAATTTTATGTGGTATTTCAATCTAATTCATGAGTAGAGACAAGCCAAAAATATATAAGAGAGGCAAAAAAAAGTATTTCTCTAGAGAAAAAAAGCATAATTTTCTAAAAAATTGGAGGATAGTTAGATATTATATAAAGAGAAAATACGACCTATCCTCTACAGAATTAGAAGTTCTTCTTTATTTATACGACAGCGATTTATTTACAAAAAAAGAATTTGTTAAGATAGCACATACAATAAACTGGCAAAGGTCAAAATTTAAAGAAATGACTGAATCTGGATATATAAAAATGTGGAGAGAAAAGCAAGGTCATGAAGCGGCACTATATGAACTCACTAAAAAAGCAAAGCTAATTTGCAATCAAACTTATAAAAAACTTACAGGCGAGGAGGTTATATCAGAGGACCCTTATCAAAATGAATTATTTAAAGGAGCTAACTTTCAGGATAAAATATATCGTCAACTGATAAAACAAATGAATAAAAAAACTAAAGAGACTCTTTATACTTAGAAAAAGCTTCTTTAATCAAACTATAATCTTTGACAGCTACAAACTTTCTAAGCTCTCTAATTTTAACGTCATTGCCTCCTTCAGACAACAAATCTATATACTCTATTATTTCATTAACTTTGTTGTTTCGTTTTATGAAAGCATTAGATATTTTAATTTGCCTCCTCATATCTTTAGTCATTGTCCTTTGTATGGTCTTTTGGCTAATTCTTAAATTAGAAGCGATTTTTACATCAGTAATTACTTCGTTTCTTGCAATAATCTCTTGAACTGTATTCCAAACATCATCTTTTGTGATACTGATGTGTTTTTTAAATAAAACACCAGCAATAGACATTTTTTCTTCTGAGCTTATTATTTTATTTGGATTAAAGAGTATTTTTCTCCACTGATTGCAGTATGGAACTTTTCTATCTCTGTATACGTCTTCACACATACTTACAACCCTTTTCTTCCCGTAAGTTCTTATAGTCTTACCAAATTCTCTATTACCTAGTGTTTGGAATATCCCTTGTAGCATTTTAAGTTCAACATCAGGATTTAAGTAAAAAAAAACTTCAGCGAAGTATCTTAGTTGGTCGAAAGAATTTATTTTGCTTCTGACGCTTGTTAAATCGTAATTACAGATTGGTTCATCAAAAAACAAGAAATCGTACTCACCATACTCAAAGTCCAGTTTTAGGTTGTATGTTGGACTAAAGTCTTCATCAAATAACCTCCACTGTTGCATCCTCTCCTTTGTCAACTATCTCTAGCTGAGTTCTGACTGCTTCAGCATACTTGTCGTGAAACCCTGCTTTTATGTTAAAATTAATAGATATTTTACCAAGCTCAGATGTGCAAATTGTAGAATGAGGTATCATTGAATTAAAAAATATAATGTCTCCTTCTTTTACTTTAGGAATGTAATGTTGCTTATCAAAAGTTCTAAATGATATAGCGTCTTTTGGCTCTGGCATGTGTAAAAAGTAAACAGCAGAATATGTTGATAAAGGATGTGTGTGCCATTTTACCCAATCCCCTTGCTCATATTCCATATACCACAAGTCTAATATTGTTCTTTGCCAATGCGGGACGTCTAATCTGTCATTCATCCATTCGTTGAATTTTTCAAACATTGGGTTAAAATCTTTTTCTAGGTCAGTATCATAATATGTTCTTCTTGCATTTACACCTAAATCAGTCATGCTAACCTTTGTCCAAGCGTCCTCTACAGAACGACCTTCAGCAGTTTTAATAAGATTTATCGTGTCTGCTTTCCTTTTCTCGTGATTTTCGTAAGGAAGAACAAAATAAGGTTGTGGTATCTCTCCTACTTTCATATTATTGCTACTATTGCTTTTTCGTCTATTACTATATATTTTTTCTCCTCAATCCTAATTTCACTAGATTGAGCCACGTCAAAATAAATTACATCTTTATTTTTGCAAACATCAACACTTTCTCCTGACTGAACTACCTCAGCTTTTGCGTATCTTATGTTTTTATCTAAAGATTTAGTGTAGATTATACCAACATCGTTAGTTATCTGTTCTTCTATTCTTTTTAATAATATATTTTTACCTATTACTTTCATCTTTCAAATTATATGCATAAGGGCATTTCCTAGCCTCAACAGGATACATGCCTATTTTTGTAAGTTCTGAATCAATTTTTGCTTTTTCAAACTCGACCTTACCTGTAGGAGAGTAAAAGACACCTAGTGGAGTGCCTTTTTTTATAATAACCTTTTTAGTTTTGTCTTTTCTAATCCACAAGTTTATATTAAGTGACGTATCGTAATTGTCCAGTACAGGTAACACGCCTTGCATTGCTTGTAGAGGTGAATCTGGTATCCACCAAAAAGCATCCATCATAACAAAATCCACTCTACCTTTCTTAGATTTTATATTGATTGCAGTCTCCATTTTTATGTTTATGTAGTTTTTGTCCCAATATGGACCTAATTGATTTTCTTGCATACCACCCATTTCAATAACTTCCTGCATTTTTGAATTTGTATGTGATGTAAAATTTATGTATTGTGCGTGGTAGTCTTCTTTATCATACTCTACATCCCAACCTAACCTTTCTACGTGTATTTCAAAATCTATAGGAGTTACAAAGCAATAAGAATTTTGGAAAAGAGTTATAAAAGATGTGCAGGTCTTTACTGTCAAAGTTTGGTCATATTCAAAATGCTCCCCTTTATCAAGTTTTTTATACCAATTTGGCAACATTTTTTTTGCAGGAACTAAAATAGTATTGATGTCTATTTCAGGCATAGGATTTTCGTAAGGTATTATAGTTGGCTTTGCGGAGCCGTCCTCCTGTTCTTGATAAGCAGGAGTACCTTTTTTCATATCATACAGTATAGTTCCAGTCATCAGTTAATTTTTTTGCAAAGTTGTTTGCTTCGTTTTCTGTATTAAAATCTTCATGACCTGCTCTAATACCATCATTAGCTTTCCATAAAACTCTGTATGTTCCAAATATAGTTTTTTGAATTTTATGAATCATATTTCCTTTTTCTGTCTTTTTGTGCTTGCTTATAGTTAAATCCGTTCTTTTTTACATAAGGATAGAAATGTTCTTTTTCCCAGTGCATTCTATAATCATATCCGTTTTCAAATTCTTCATAGCACTGGCTGCACATAATGATTTTCTTGGACACTATGTTTACTTTTTTCTTCCTTCTAAAAATCCTTTTTCGTATTCTAATTCTTTTTCAATATCCAAGACCCGACCTTCGAGCTTTTCTATTGTAACAACTTTTTCGTCCAATCTTTCATGGACCAAAGTTAATTCGTTCTTAAGAGCAGTAAACTCGGCAAATATTCCTCCTGCCGTAAATACAGCCAAAGCAAAAGATGCGAGTATCTGCCAGTTACTGCTTATAAATTGATTTCCATTAGCCATCAGCCCGCCTGTTAGTTACACAAACATCTGTTGTTAAAATATTAGTTGCTACAGAAACTGAGTTATGTAACACGTTTTTGACTACTTTAAATGGGTCAACTATACCCATAGATATTAAATCGCCGTATTTATTGTTTTTGGCATCATATCCATAATTAAATCTAGGCGACTTGTATACTGAAGTCATTACCTTTTCGTGATTACAGTTGCTATTGCTTAATATTTTATAAATAGGTTCTTGTAGACTTAGGTGTATAATTTTGTTTGCCACCTTAGCATACCTGTTTTTTGATGATTTTATTTTTCTTTCAGCTCTTTTAGCTGCGTTTAAATAAGACACACCTCCACCAGGAACTACTCCCTGTTCCAAAGCTGCTCTTGCTGCTTGTACAGCGTCATCCACTCGGTCTTTTTTCTCCTTCATTTCAACCTCTGTAAAAGCTCCAACATGCAAAGCAGCCACACCTCCGTACAACCTGGAGAGGCGGTCTTTTATATGATACGTTAAATACTTGTCTGTATTTTTGGCAAGTATGTTTTCTACTTCCTCACGTCTATTAACAACGGCGTCAGCCGTTTCGCTGGGTAAAACTATAGTGGTTTCTGAAGGTGTAGATATAATTTTCTTGAATTTACCTAACATATCTGGGGTTATGTGAGCTAGATTGTCTCCAGTTTCATCGCTTACAAGTGTTGCACCAGTCATGATAGATAAATCCTCTAACAGTTCAAACCTAGAAGTACCTACTCCTTCTGGAGCAACTACATTTACGTTTAACTTACCACTAGCTTTATTTACGTTGAGTGCGTTTTGTACTTGTTCGCTAACTTCAGACACAATAACAAGAGGTTTTGCATTTGTGACGGAGAACTTGAGTAGAGTCATAATACTCTCTATAGTTTCGATTTTTTTATCTGAAACTAATATTACCCCGTGTTCGTACATAACCCTACCCTTCTCCTTGTCATTAATAAGATAACTACTAGCGTATCCTTTCTTAATACGAGTACCCTCTATTTCTTCTACCCACGTTTTATCACTCATAGCTTCTTCTATGGTAAATATAGTGTTCTTACCTAGCGTTTCGTAGGCATTAGAGATGAGGTCTCCTATTTCTTTATCGTTGTTAGCTGATATTCTAGCTACATTAGATAATAATTCCTTATCAGCGTCAATAGATTTACGTTTTACATATTCTACAGCTTCATTCATTTCTGAGCTGAGGTGTGCACATAACTCATAAATATTAAGAGTTTTGTCTTTTTTTAGCTCTTCACTCGCTACAGAGATAAGTTCATGCGCTACAACCACAGAAGTAGTAGTTCCGTCACCTGCATCATCAGCTGTTTTCATAGAAGCTTGTCTTACTACAGACATACCCAAGTGTTGTACTGGGTCCGATAAGTTAATTGATTTAGCCACCGTAACACCATCTTTTGTGGTGTGTGGTTTTCCAAGCTCGTCCTCTAGCAATACGGTAGAACCGTTTGGTCCAAGAGTTGAGCCCACAGCATCCTTAAGAACCCTAACACCTTCTAATAAGGAATCCTTAGGTTCTAATGTAATGTCCTTTTCTATCATGAGTTCACTATAAGTATTAGAGATACAGATAGTCCGATTGATAGTCCTAAAAAGAAGTTAAATAGTTTCATAGTGTAATTGAATTAAATTTTAATGATACAAACATAAGAAAAAATGTTTTACCATTCTAACTTTATGCTAAAAATAAAGATATACACTGTAAATTCATTCCAATAATGTTTACCATCTTTAAATTCTTCTGGAAAAAAAGACACCCCTGCCATAAGTTGATAGGGAGGCATGAATGTTATGGTAGCTTCCATGTTTATTTTTTCAAAGGATTGCCAGGGGGTTGCATTGCTGCTTTATTAGCATCTCTCATAGCCTTCTCATTTGCTTTTAAATGCATGAAGTTTATGTAGAAGTCAGTTAACACTTTAAATACTTCAGGGTTTACTACTGCGTCAGCAGACAACTCTCCTTCAATCTGTTTTAATAGTTTTTCTCTAATACTGTTTTCAATACCGTCCATTATATATTATTTAATTATTTATATCAAATATACAACAAATATATGTGTTACCGAAGCTGGACAAATAAGGGTGTACAATATATATAACATAGTTAATGTCCATTTTTGGTTACACATCAGTTATCGAGAACCAACGGGTTATGTATCAAGCTGACGACCGACACCGATTTTGGAAAACGTTTTTGTTCGGTCCACGGGGTCGACTTTTTGGTCAATGCAAGTCAACTTTTTACCTTTTTTTCCCAGTATTCATGCGGGACCACAGCTAAAATTTACCTTTTTCTGTCCCCTAGGTCAAAACATTTCACATTGAGACGCATAGGGACACGAAATAACCCCTCTTATTGCATCTAATTATATTAGTAAATCATACAAATTTGAAAAAAAATTTATGCTCCCAAAGGTTAACACTGGTGCGGGTTGCCAAGGTATTTGGGTCCAGTGGAATAAAAATAATTGTTAATAAAATTTGTTTTATTGGTTAATAATTGTAATTTAGCCCCAGTTAATCACAAAATTTAATTTAATATTTACACTATGAAAACACAAGTTAACACTACAAAAAAGAACAGTAAAAACAACGCTTTTAACAAAGTTAATCAAGCCGTTTTAAAGGGCTTAAAAGAGGAGGGTCTACAATGGTTCAAACCGTGGCGCATGGCTGACGGCACGTTGTATGCTCCGCTGAATTACACTAGCCGTAGAAATTATACAGGCGTCAACAGAATGCTTTTGAGTGCTATTGCAAGAGCTGAAAATTACAGTTCAGGCGAATGGGCAACTTACAAAGCTATTTCAGAAGCTGGAGGTCATGTCAAGAAAGGCGAAAAGGGTACAGGGATTGTATTTTGGAACCGTTCATTTAGAGTTACAGAAACAGGCAAATATTTCCCCAATGAAAGAGCCGTTATCAAGGCAGGTTATAAACTTCCTCAGGACGTGCAAAACAAAACTTTGACTGAGTGCTGGAGCTTGATTTATCATACAGTTTTTAACATCGAGCAGGCGGACGGTATCGAGACAAAGGTTGACGATACACCACAAAACCCTGAGCATGTAGCTATCCCGTCAGCGGATGATATATATAATAATTATAATAAAGCCCCTCAACTGAGACACGGCGGAAATCAGGCGTATTACAGCCCATCTATCGACAAGGTGCAAATGCCAAATCCTGAGAATTTCGTTGACACAGCGAGCTATTACAAAACTTTATTTCATGAGCTAATCCACAGTACAGGTCACAAGAACAGACTCAAGAGAGAAGGCGTGACATCGCCAAAGGCTAGCTTCGGAAATGAGCTTTACAGCAAAGAGGAATTAGTAGCAGAGATAGGCGCATGGTACCTGACAGGTATTTGTGGGCTGGAGCCTAAAGATAGCGACCTCAACAGTCAGGCGTACATCAACGGCTGGATTAAGCATCTAGAAAACAAAGAGCGTGAAGCAGTTTACGCAATGGGACAGGCTCAAAAAGCAGTAGAGCATATAATAGGCAAAGGCGGGGACAAAACCCCGTCAAAGCCTAAGGCTAAAAAGCAGGCAGTTTTAAATTCAAAGCAGGTCAACGTAAAGCCTCAGAATATAACTATTCAGGACGTGGTTGAAGCGACCAAAGAAACAGCGCCCAACTACTTCGAAGAGTCAACGCTTAGATTTTTTAATCAGACAGTGGACAGCTTCAGCGTGGACCACGTGGGAGGTAATATATATATAATACATGCTCCGAGTTACTGGGACGATAACCTAATGGGTTACAGCGTAAGGCTGTTTGACCTAGACACTGGAAAGCTTCTTGATACTGGGTTAAATTCACAAGAGATAGAAGACATTGATGACGCCATCGAAGAGGTCCAGTACAGATACGCCGAAGGAAACCTACCGTTTCAGGTTGAAGAACGGCTTCACAGCAGGACGTTTACAGTCAACGGCAAAGTCTATGACTATGACAACGACAAGATGGCTATTGCGGAGCTTTCAGATAGTGCAAACGTATCAGGGAAGCAGGGTTTAGAAGCTATCAAAAAAAGCTGGAGCGAGCAAATAAAAAATCATGCCTACTTAAAAATGAGAGACAACATTTTCCAGCGCATTTTGAGACAGTTACAGAGCGAAATTACGAAAGAGGTATACTTTGACAGGGTAGAGCTAAAACAAGGCAAAGAAACGGCTAATTATATTATATACTACACCGTTGGAAGTGAAGAGTATAAAAGTTACATTGCCGTGGAGCTTGAGCTTGTAAAAATATATACAAGCAACACCCCTGAGGGTAGATACAGCCAAGGCTATGATATAGAGCCTAACAAAACTTATGAGTTCGGGCTGTCAACTAAGATTGAAAATTACGCAACGACAGGCTCAACGTTTCAAGTGTTTGCTGGCAACGTGATTGAGCAAGACACAAAAGAGCAGGAGGAGAA